TTTTATAAGAAGTATTAAGACCATCAATCCAAGCAAGTTTAGTATAATCCATTTCAGCTTGATAATCTCGTTCTCTCATTTTATCAAATATAAATTCGATAATAACAGAACCCATACTTCCACGAATAACAGCTTCATCTGTTACTCCTTTACCAGCACTATTAGCAATCTCTCCATAACGTTGAGGAGTCATATCGCATTCCATCTTAGCAGTCTGTTCAATCTCTTGAATAAGTTGTCCAAGTTCAGTAATATAATTATTCATACGACTTTCAAGATATCGAACATTTTGTGCTTTAACAATACTAGAATCATCTTCATCATCAATGTAAAGAACTCCATCAGCTGCCATACGATATATGGTATCAGCAGGTTTCTTACCAAGAAGAGATTTAGCAATCATAAGTACATTCATCTTGTTTTTAGCAATTGCCATTTCTCTATGATAAGCAACTATATTACGAAATACTTGATAAGGAAGAACTGTATCTACAATACTAAATCTTCCAAAACCTGGAAGAAGTTCTGCAATACCATTATAAGGAAGTTTGCCATTTCTATTATAAGCAATGGGACGAGCCTTATAAGGATATATGCTTGTAGCACGAGAACCAATCCTAACGCTTTCATAAACTTGAGGTCGCCACACCCATTCAATACTAATATCACCACCAGCAGGGTTAAGCTGATAAGTTTCATCAACAATTCTTGTTGTAACAAATGCTCCATCATTATAAGTAAGTATTCCTTCTTTTATTTCACCTCTCCAAACAGCATGCCATACTTCAAATAGACCGTTATTTGCATCACGAGCCATTATATTAGTATTCTTAATATGTTGTAAATCGTCTTTATTAAATTTAGCACATACATCACCAAAGTAGTGCATATATTTATCCCAATTTAGAAGAGCTTTATCGCTAGAACTAGTAGTGCTATATTGATAATAAGTATCAAGTGCTTCTCGTTCCTTTTCAGAAAGATATTCATAAAACTCATCTATAATTTGTTGTCTAGTAAGCATACGACGCTCAGCAAACATATCATAATCCTCAGCAAACATACTATCATTATGAACTGGAAAAGCATCTCTAACACTAACAACTCGTTTAATTAATTGACTACCTACAACATCTCTATAAGTATAACAAGCTCCAAAAGTAACAAATTCAAAATAAGCTCTAGCGTATATAGTAAATGCATCAGTAAGGTCATCAATAACATTAATTAAATCTTGACCTTGAGCACTTATATCATCAATAAAGTTTTCATTAAATTCTTTAATAAAAGCCTCAATATCTACAGCTTGTTCAGCATTAAATTTCTCAGGATTATTACCTTCATTAACAAACTGCATATAACTTTCTTGTATTCTTTTAGCTACAGCTTGTTCAGCAAGTAACATAATTTGTCTACCAAGTTCTGCATCTCTAGCAAATACAACTTCAGGATTATTAGCACCAACAATAAAATCATGTGGATTCTTAATATATTCACCAATATATCTACGAATAATACCTTTCATCATATCGTAATTGCGCATAGTAGCAGGAAAACGAGTTAGATTTTCATCTTTCTCATTATAAGGATTAAGAGTTTTCTTATAATATATTCTTGGAATATTACCAAGAAGAATATTAAATTTCTCTTCTACATCAAAATCTGCTTTACAAGCAATACCAGCTTCTATAACATAATCACAGCATTTAGCATACCATTCAACTTTTTGTTTTTCAGTGTAGCTAACATGTTGATTAGGAAAATCAACTCTACCAAAATTATACATATATTTACTTATTTAATTTCAAAACCAATTTCTATTAAAAATATCTGTTTTATCATTATCTTCAGTAACTTTTTTACGATTAGCAAGTTCTCTCTTACCTTTAATATCTATTGACTTCCAATATATACCTAAAAGTATAAGACTAGATATACGGTCAAAGTTACCATCTGCATTAAACTTTTTAAGTTCAAGAATAGTTTGATAATCAAGAAATCTTTCAAAAACATATATATCTTCTCCAAATTCATTCTTACCAATAACTTCATATAAGAACTCTTTAAGAAGTCTAAGACCATCAAGTTTTTTAGGACCATTACCAATACTATAACCATAACTAGTACTAACTTTTTCTTTAATAGTAGCATCCCAAACAAATAAAGGTTCATGACCTAAATATTTAGTAGCTTTCCATTTACGAAAATTAGAAACAGTTTCACCACGATTTATTTCTACTAAACCAGTACCAATACAATTATACCATTTACATAATCTATAAAACTTTTCATCAGCTTCTTCAAGTCTTTCAGTACGTCCATAATATGCAGCACATAATTTAGGTTTAAATCCATTACGTTCTCTAGGCATTTCAACAACAAACATACTATTATGAGAATGTCTATCAGTAATTTCTTTCTTATCTTTATCAATACCAACAGGATCATAAACTGCAACATAAGTTCCAGGAAGAATAGCTCTTACAAGTCTATCATTAATATAAGTTTCTTCATATTCAGGAGCAAACCAAACTCTTATGCAACCATGAGGATCTTCATTACCACGTCTAGGAACACCTTGAATATAATCATAAATTTTAGCATCAGGATTTTCAATTTTTATACGAGCATTAGATTTAAAATAAATTTTCTTAAGACCATCTTCAAATAATTCTCCATCAGTATAAAATCTATAACTATTATCTACTCTAAGTTTATCTTCAAACTTATTTAGAGCTTCACTACTAAATATATTTTCACTAGCACTACTAAATGATTCAGCAGGAAATAAAGCACGTTGACCAAGATAATTAAGATATTCTGAAAAAGTTTTAGCAGTTTCTTTCTTTTTAATTCTTTCTCGTGCAGCAAGTTTAAGACCTATTCTTAAATTACTATTTCCATCTTCATCAAATCCTTTAACTCCGTCTATTTCACCTTCAAGTCCCCAAGCATAAGATTTAAAAAATCCACAAACTTCATTACGAGCGTCATTATCCCAAACATTTTCAAATGGCATAAAGTTAAATGCTCTAGGATTATAAAAGTTTTGTTCAAATATTTGCATATTAGCAGCAGTAGCAGTTCCCCAAGCCATAAGAGTACCAGTAGTACGAGTACCAACAGTCATTGTAGGTTCAGTTACATTCATAAACTCATCAAAATTCTGCATTGTAGATAACTCTTCAACTTTAATAGTAACAGCATCTTTACCAATAGCACAGTCTGGATTATTATTAGCACTAACACTTAAAAGAGAACTAGACCAACTATCATCAGCTTCAACTCCGTTTTTCATACGATAACCAAGTTTAAAACTATCAGCGGTTGGACTAAATATACCTCTTTTAAATGGAGTTTTTTCTTCATAGAACTTTAAGTTATTAACAGCAAAATCACTTAAACCTCCTTGTTTAGTTAAATATTTATTATCGGCTGCAACATGAATAACAACTTTATGTTTAGATAGATTAACTTCGTTAGAACTATCAGAAGCCATAATATAAGAAAAACCTCCACGTCTAGTTTTGTCAATAATAAGATGTAAACCATTACGTCTACAAAATTCTATAATTTGAAAAGTCCAAAACTGAGCATCAATAAAACTAGGAAAACTATAAATCTTTTTAGCAGTAGCTCCATGATTAGTAATAATAACAGATGATTCATCTGTACGCTCCATTCGAGTATAATTAAGAAAATTATAATGAGCACCTGTTATCCAAATATTTTCAATACTTCCATCTGGATTTTGCCAACAAGGAGCACTAAATCCATTACGTCTTCTATCACATTCTCTACGTCTAAATTGTCTATGAGGAATACTATCAACTTTAAATTGAGTATATTTACCTGTGGCTTGATATGTTCTAGCAGGTTCATTAAATAATTCAGTATTAATAAACTTACCAGGTCTAATATTTAAAAGAAAGCCACCACTATCTCCAATTAGAAAATTATTATGAGGGTCATACCATCCGCAATCACTAGCTTTTTTATAATTTTTCTCTTTATCAGGTTCTTCAATATATTCTAAAAATGGATATTTACCATCAGCCATAATATTTTATTTAACAAGTAAACAAACAACAAAAGCGATAGCGCATACAGCACCACCGCCTACCAAATATCTATTATTACGTTTAATACGTTCAATAGATTTATTTAAATTATCATTAACTTTATTAGTATTATCAAGATTACATTGAAGAATTTTAATCTCATTATTGATAGTATTATATTTAAGTTTTTGAAGACTAATAATACTATCTTGTTCTTCAATTATATCTTTATAAAGTTTACTTTTAATAATTTTAGCATTAGCAACTTTAATCATACTAATAGGAACAGAAACAACTGTGTCAGTAGTATTGACTCCCCGTGGAGGATGCACTACATTATTAATCTCACTCTGACACCAACTTCTTGAATAACTCCCAAGAAGCACTATCACTAAGACTAATAACTTTATCATCAATATCTTTTTCATGTTCTTTAAGTTTATAAACTACACTTTCTCTTTCAATTATAACTAACTGTATAGAATCAATCCGAGTACGATTAATAGCAGTGTCACTTCTGTTATATGAATTGGCTTCTACACTAAAACGACTTATTGATAAATATAAAGTTACACATAAATTAATAATCACTATTACTAATATTGCTATTAATATCTTCTTCATGATTCTATACAGTATTAAGTTAGTCTTTTATTTCAATAAGTTTGTTAAGTAAATCAAGCGTCCATCTACCTGTTTCTTTAAGACCTAAAACTCTTTGAGCCATCTTAATAGTAGCAGTTTGACCACAATTTACATTTGTATCGAATAATTGTTCTGCAACTCTTTGACTATTAAAATCATCAAGTTCAAATACATCCCAATAACCAATTTTATATTTAGACCAAACAAGTTTTTGAAGTTGAATATCATTATCAAGTTTAGACTTAAATTCTTTACTACCAACAGTATAATGTTTCTTATATTGGTCAATCATATTCCAACCTTGCCAAGTAGGATTATATTTACGACTGATACCTCTATAAGTTTCTCCACCAGCATCATCTTTATCGTTTACATAACCACCTTCTTTAATAGATAGTTTTTTAAAAGCATCTCCAAAGTAAGCCATAATTTAATTTATATAAGGATTAGTACAATATCTAAAACAATCAACAGCATCATAATATTCATCTTCATCAAATTCTTTAATTGTAACCCAAAACCAAAGAACTTTAATTTGAACTTTATAAATCACAAATTCAAAGTCATCACAAATATGATGTTCATCGCCAATTAATCTTATATTTTTTCTACGATTAATAATATACATAATATTTTATTCTTCAAGAGTTCTACGAATCCATGAACGTAAAAATTTGATATTATTTCCTTTGCCAGCAATATCATTATAATATCTAATACGTTCAAGTTTATATTTAGCTACAAAATAATCAGCACTAATAGTAGTATCAGATTTATAAGCATTAAGAGAATCTTGAGTTCTACGAAGTAACTCTTTAGTAAGAACTAATTCATTAACAGCAGTAGAATCAGTAACAGGCACATATCTAATTTCAGGAACAGGAGTAATACGTTTAGCACATCCACTAGATAAACAAATAGCAAATATAACTAAAACTATAAATCCAATAATTACTCCAACTAAATTATCTCTATTTAGTTTCATATAGCAAGTTTAAATTGAGTTTGAACACCAGTAGCTTTAATCTGTAATTCTCTATCTTTAAGAACTTTACTAATATCATCACGTAAGTAATTCATTGTAAAGAACTTAGTAGTTTCAATAGGATTTTCTTTAATATGATAAAGACCATCAGAAAATCTTCTTGGCATACCATATTCGTTAAGTTCAAAATCACTATCAATATGACATAACCAAATACCTTTAATGGTTAAACCAAGTATATATTCAACAGCAAAAGCATACATACTAAGTTGAAGATTATATATAGCACCATTACAATTAGGAAGATGATTAAGAGGAGCTAAAAGTCGTTCATCTTTATCAACCCAAACATTAGTTTGTTGTGCAGGTTTAACTGTTTTATCTTTCTTATAATAACCACTACTAAATTTTAACCCACCACGATTAGTTTTCCAATCACCTACAACAGCACAATTAGTATCTTCATTAACTAGAAGAATATCAATAGTTCCACTAATTAACCAATCTATAAGAAACATACCAATTTCACTATAAATCTTATATCCTCTTTCAGTGTACATTTTAAACGCATCATAAATAAGAGGATAACGATTATTTGTAAGTTCAATAAAATCTTTAAGATTAAGAAGTTTATAATTAGCACCAAAATTTGGTATATCAGCAATAGTAACCATTACACCATCTTCACGTTTATCAAGATAATTAATAGCTTGTTGAAACATAGATGCTCCTTTAACACCATCTTCAAGACCATTATGAGTATTAGTTCCACGTTCACAAGCTTCTTTAGTAATAGTTGACCATTGTTCTTCTAGTTTCTTCTCACTTATTCCTAGTTCTTTAGACTTCTTTCTCAACCAATAGTTCTTATCGAACTTAGGTTGATATTGGTGGAGTATTTGAGTTGTACTAATATAGTTATTATTTAAAGTATCTATATAGCTATGTTGGGCTTCATTAAATATTAATCTAATATTATCATATCTTTTATCTTTTAATCCATTCATATCCTCCACAAGTTTTAGATTTACCATATAAACAATTGTAAATAGCAGATGCAGAAATATTATTTTTTATAGCAGCTTCACTAACAGAATTATAAATTGTTTCTATACTATTATGTATTTTAATTATTTTACTTTTATATTTTATAGAATAATCATTATCATCAATAAATCTCCATATAAAACCTTTATAAGTATTATATTTAATTCTTTTACAACACATTAAAATACAACCATTTTTACCAGAAACGGCAATAGCAGCTCTGTTAGCACTATCATATATATTTATAACTTCTTTAGTGATAGGATTAATTTGTTTAATTTTTACACTTTTACTATAAGAAACATTATATGATTTAGTACACCATTCTAAATTATCAACTCTATTATTAGATTTATCTTCATCTTTATGATTAACTTCATTAAGATTATTTGGATTATCTATAAAAGCTTTAGCAACCAATCTATGTACATATTCATTATTACCATTTATATTTACAGTATAGTAACCATTATCTTTTTTAGAAGTAGATAAAATTTTATCATATTTTCTACCTCTAATAGTTGTTTTAGCTAAAGAAAGAACTCTTCCATAATTACTAACTTTATACCCATCACATATATCTTTCCATGTTTCATTAGGTAAATTAATAATAATTTCTTTTTCTTTTCTTCTAGGATAATTTATATCTTTAAATTTAATCATATTAATACCATTAAGTTCAACACTAGTTTGGACCCGCTTCGGCACTACGTGCCTACGCTAGACTCCCCGTGGAGGATGGAGTGGATTAGCATCAGCTTATTCCTCAATCATACTACTAGTAATTTCAACTCCACCTCTACCAGCAACATTCTCTTGTTCATACAGAAGATTTTCTTCAGCTACATTAAGAGCTTTAATCGTGTTTGGAAATTGATTAGCCAAGTCATTAATCTGTTTCATATATCCAATAACAGTAGGAACATCTTCAAGACTTGCACCATCAGATAACTTATCATTTAATAGCTCATTTAGTTTGTTAGCAGCTAAAGCAACATTATGAATACCACGTTTAATGTTAAGAACAGCTTCCATACCAGCTCCAGCTTTTTGATTATAATATCTTTTAATTAATTTCCAAACAAGAATATCAGGTTGATAATTCTTAGGTAAATCAAAGTTTTCAATAGCCTTTTTAAGAGCTTCTTTTTCACTAAGACCTTCTTGTAAACAAGGACCTTTAGGGTCGCCAAGATAATAAATAACACCAACTTCTTTAATATACATATCTTTATTAGGAGATTTATCTCTAGTATAAAGAAGACTAACATCTCTATCAAGAAGTTGTTTAAGTGTAGGAGCTTTTGGCATACCAGTTTCATCTATGGTCAGCATCCAATCCAATTCCAAATCGTTCATATATTTCTTCTACTTCTTCATCAAATTCAATAATTTCAAGTTTACTCATAGCATATACCCAAAGATTAGCATAAGCAATACCATGTTTTTTACTTAGTTTAATCCATTTAGGAAGAAGTTTCTTTTTAAACTTACGTTCATTAGTAATCTTTTCTTCTTCTTCATAATGTTTTTGCTTTTCTTCTTCCATAACTTTCGCAGTATATTCTTTATACTCTTCTCTAGTCATAGTTTTTCTAGCTTCTTTAAAATCTTTATAATGACTAATAAGTTTGGAACGATACCAATTCTTTTGAATAGTACCAATATGAGGAATAGCAACACATTTATCTTTTCGTATATTAATACTAGCTTCTTTTTCAAGATTCTCAATAATAGATTTACAAAGTATTCTTTCATCTCCTTGTAAACCAATATCATCTAGAATATTATTCATATCTTTATAGATAAGAATATAATTATCATCAAATTCTTCGTGTGAACTAGTATTAGCTATATTAAAATTAGAATTAGTTTTAAAATCCATAGTTGAAAGTTTAAGAACTCCTTTTAGTTTACTACTATAAACAAGAACACAAGTACCTAATAATTTAAGTTATACAATAAGTAGTTCTAAAAGGAGTTCGATATTTAGACGAGAATATGGCAGCTAATTAATCTTTAGTAGAATAAATAAAAGGATTAGAATTACCAGATTTAGAATTAATAGCAGCTTTTAAATCATTAATAGCAATAACTTTAAATTCTAAGAACCAAACTTTTTGTCCTTTATTATATCCTTGTTTTTGTCCAAAAGTACCAACAGTAATAGAACGAGTTAGTTCAGTGTCATTAGTAATAAACTTATTAATAAATTGAGGACTAAGAACATTATGTTTAAGATAAAGATGATAACCACGTTCAAGAGTAGAACGGTCAATTATAATCTTATCCATTTTGTTCATACCAATAAGTTTAGAATCTTCATCACTAATCTTAGCAATAATTGGAATAACCTCAACAGTAGATACTTTATTATTAATAACACCAAATAAACTTTCATTTTGGCAAAGAGCTACAATACAATAATGTTTAGCAACTACTACATTACTAAGAACAGCTTCAAGTGCTTCACTTGTTATTTCACTTAATTCAGTAGGTATATTAATACCAAAATCTTTAAATTTACTTTCAACTTTAATCATAATACTAATTTATCTAGTTTTAATAATACAATCAAGACCTGTACTTCCAAGTTTAAGTTTACTTTGAATCTTAATTTCTTTTTTATTCCTATCTCCACTATGAAATTCTCTAGTGTATTTAGGCTTAGTTTCACTTTTATCTTTTCCCATAACTTAATTGTTTTTAGCAAATGTAAGAGTTTGAATGAATCTACCAAGAGAAAAACTATTTTTAACATTTCAATCGTAGAGGATTATATGATTATAAATATGCAAGTCATACTCCCCGTGGAGGATGGAGATAAGCTAGACTTAATCATATTAGTATTGATAATATTAATAGAGATAATGATAATGATTAACTTGATATGATTGGTACTGATTGTATTCATCCTCCACGGGGAGTTGAGCGGAGAGCGAAGCTCGGAGCGGGTCACAGCGAATCTATTAATGCTGATTATATTAAATATTATATATAATATATCTATATAGATACTATTGCTAACTTATAATTATTTGATTATCAATAAGTTACAATATATAACTTGTTCCATCCATGGAACACATTTCGCTATTTATTTGCTATATTTGTTCCATGGGTGGAACACATTTCGCTATTTCCTAGAGTAATATATTTTTATGTTGAACTTAATACTATTATTGTTATGACTTTTAAAGAAGATTTTAAACCTAGTAAAGTTTATAATAAACTTGTTAATGATGTTTGTTATAATGCTGATTGTTTAGAAGAATTTGAAAAACAAAGACTTGTTGTTGCTAATCCTTTTAGTTATAATAAAAGTACCAGAACTGGTATAGTTGCTGAATTTGATAATGGTTATCATCTTAGTAAAGAAGTTGGCATTAAACGTAATTTTGTTACTATTGGTATGAGAGTTTGGGATATAATAAGAAAAAATAGATATGCTGTTATTATTTCTTTTATTGGTTATATTGCTGAAAATATTAAATTTAATAGTAATGTTATTTATATTTCTCATGATTTAATTAAAGGTTATGGTTTAGTTAAACCTAATCGTAGAGATTATTATAATGCCATTGCTTATCTTGAAGATGAAAATATTATTAAAAGAACTAATTTACAAAATATTTATGTTGTTAATCCTATTTATATATTTAGAGGTGATGTTAACAAACTTATTAATATTATTAGTGAAGCTAAATTAATAAAAACTTTTGATGATAAAGATAGACTTATAGTTGATAAGTTTGTTTTATTTAAAAATGATACTGATAAAGGTATTGTAATTGCTAATAAAGATTTGTATGCGACTGAAATTATAGATATTAGTGAGGACTGAATTAAATGCGATGATAAAAATGATGATAATTATAAAGATGAAGGCGAAGATAATGGAAATAATGAAGATGAAGGTAATAAAGGTAACGATAATGAAAATGAAATGAAAAGTTATAATGAGAGTGATAGTGAAAATGATAGTAATGGTAATAATTAGAGTGAAAATAGTGTATATTAATGTTTTGATGAGGCTAGTGAATATAAGGGGTGGGTCATTAAATTGGACTTGACTACCCCCGTCAAGTTCTAGGAGAAAGTAAAGTTCTCGCTCTCATTATCAACATTAAATATTTTGAGATTATTCATCTCATTACATTACTAACTATTAATACCAATCATTATGAAAACAAACAAACCATTGTTGTTAGTTGCTATCATACTGATGATACCAGCTATCATACTAGCATTGAAAGTAGAACCAACTAGTGATGAACAAATTACTGCTGTTGTATTTGGAATACTATCGGCTATTGTTAGTTATCTTAGTAGAGATTAATCTCTACTAGATGGTATTGCTCATTATCAACATTAAATACTTTGCAGTTGAAGAACAACTGTCAGTAATGCTACTGATTAGCGTAATTAAATACTTAATAGTCATGCCAGACGTTAAAGATTTTGCACAAGCTGCACAAGGTGCTGCTGCTGCTCCCGAGAATGTTAACGTAGTTAATCCAACTACTAGTGCTAACCAACCTGTTCAACCTACTGTTGATACAGATAACCAAAATTCTGCACAACCTGTTCAACCTACTGTTGATACAGATAACCAAAATTCTGCACAAGTGGACACCATTGATGATGTTGTTAAACGCATCTGTACTGATGGTCATAGTTATGTAATGACTACTGTCATTACTAATATTGATTGTCAAGAACGTACAGGTCGTAATGACAATTCTTACCTCAATGCGTTTGTTACTATTGCTAGTCCTGTCAAAGGTGCTCAAAGTATGCCCGATGGTACACATCGAATGGGTATGCTTGGTGCTATTCAGATGCCATTCAATCAGATACTGCTTGTAATGCGCAAAGACAAGTTCTACGGTAGATTTGTCAACTATGTTGGCGAGGCTGCTGAAGCTGGCTTTGCTAGTATGTATCTGACTGGTGTTGCTGTCAAAGTTCTTTGTCAGTTTGTACCTGCTGGTGTACAAGACCGTAATCCGTTTACTCGTAAAGATAATCTTTACAATGTTGTGGATTATGATAGATATGTATATCATATTGTAGGTATCAAACAGCCTGCTGACCCTGTTCTTGTTGGTGCATATAATGTACTTATCAAGCAAATTATGGATGATGCTCGTGCCGCTATTGCTGCAAAGCGCGAGGCTAAAGCTAAAGCGGCTAGTTTTGTTGTTACTGCAATGAACGATGACGATATGCCATTCTAATGAACATGACGCTACTAACCTTCGGGTTGGTAGCGTTTATGTTATCAACAATAGCTTTGTTGATGCTGTCGCTAGTGTTCGACATGGAAATGCTCATCATCAACATTAAATAGATTGCAGCAAACGAACTTAACAGTCTGATAAGACTTATCAATCAAGACCTAGCTGCAAGTTCTGATAAGTCTTATCCTAATATTAAACATCATGAAAGTACATCGTATTATTACTACTATTGAAGTTGAGAATGATAATTCTATTACTTCTGTTGAACTTACTAATCTTTATCCTACTAATACTGATATTCCTCTTGCTATTACCAATTTAACTAGTAATGGTAGTGCTGATGATATAGAACAAGTATATAATAGTGTTGATAAGCATAGATTAGGTATTGCTGGTAAACTAAAAAGTATCGTTCGTTATATTGACGAAAGTCTTAATGGTCATAAACGTGATGTTGATTAACTAGATAAATTTCATGTAAATTTTTTTCTATAATATATATTATATACGAAGTATATTATATATATATATTATACCCTAGAATCATCGAAAGATATTGCTGGTAATATTGCTATTAATGATGATAAGACTAGTTATATTAGTGAACTTAAAACAACTCATCTTGTGAAACAAGATGATGTTGGTATGACTGTCGTTGTTAGTATTGATACTGATATTGGTCATGGAGATTTACTCTCATAACAAAAAGTTATAGAGATGAAATTAGAGGTGACTAGAGGTATTGAATGTGGAGAAAGAGGATATGGAGATGAAAGTGGTGAATGTGGAGTTCGTGGAGAATGAGATGGTGGAGTTGGATGTGGTTCAAATAGGGTTAAATTGAGGTTGAATGTGGAGATGAGAGTGATTGTGGGAGTGGTGAATGTGGAGATGAGTGTGAAGATGGTGATGCTAAAGAGACTAGTCCTGCTGGTATTCTTCCTAATCCTCTTCATCCTCCTAATAACACTCCTAATAATCAATCTAAACCTATTGTTCCAACTCTTTCTCCTATTTCATTATAACTTTTCGTTATAATCTCTATAACCTCTAGTTATATCTCCTATAACTTCTAGTTATACCACTATCAGTTTCAGTCATAGCATCATCTTCTCAATCTCATTCATTATAACTTTTAGTTATACCAGTGTTATCGTCAGTTCTATCGTCATCTCAATCTCATTGACGTTCGTCATGACGATTAGTCATACAATTACTATCAAGACTAGCTCTAACAGTATTATCAAGTCTAATAAGACTTCTAGTCATAATGACCAATAGCATTAGTTCTAGTTAATAATAGCACTATTAATACTATCAGTATTATAATGACTATTAATACTAGTCATGCTAATATTGCTGGTGGTATTACTAATGATATTCTTGATATTCTTGATATTACTGATTCTCTTTATACTAATGATACTCTTGATACTATTGATATTTATTATACTCGTGGTAAGTTAATTCCTATTGCTATAATGATTTTAGTTATTTTAATATAGCTATTGATTATTAGTTAGAATTATAGTATAAATAAATTATAATATATTTGGAGTATTATATTTAATTATTATATTTGTCGTGTTGTTCAGTAGAGTAATATTGCTACTGATAATAATATTAATCTTAAACTTATAAGTGTTATGGTAAACTTTGATAATGTTACTAGTAATGTTCAATCTAAGCCTAGAAAGAAAACTATGGCTGAAAGTTTAGAAGAAGCTAAACAAGAGGGTAAACTTGTTGTTCCTGAAGAAGATACACAAGTTAATGCTGTTGTTAGTAGTGAAACTGTTCAACCTAAGAATAAAGCTAGGAAGAAAAAACAAAGTAAAGTTCGTAAACAGGAAGAACAAACTGCTGTTGTTAGTCAAGCTAATGAAGATAATGATTTTAAAGATGCTAAGACTGATAAACGTGGTGTTCCTGTTGGAATTAATGTTCCTCAACATATTCTTGATGTAGTTTGTATTGTTAAATTCAATGCTGCATTTAGACGTCATACTTCTCTTAATATTCTTCATGCTCTTGAAGATGATGGAAGAATATGTAATTCTAAAGGTGCTTATGTTGACTTCTTATGGAATAAGTTTAGAGTTACTGCTGATGGTGGACTTCGTAGAGAATATAGATATACAGATGATTTATTCATTGATGCTTTAGTTAAAGCTCATGCTGATGTTGCTAGTGATAGTCAACGAGTTATTGGTATTATGATTGATACTGAAACTGAACTTCATAAAAAGAATAAAGATTCTGAAGCTAGTTAAGTTTGTAGTATAGACTCCCCGTAGAGGATGGATAGTGCTGTTGAGCTTGTTAAAGCTAATTCTCATTTGCCTGCCATTTTTATCCATTTTGTTTATTGGGTTTGTTATAGTTAACACGTTGATGATAATCATCCTCTACTCGGAGTTTATTTTATATATAAAGATATGGAAAGAACTGATATTTATTTTGTTGAAGATGATACAAGTTTCAATAATAATGTTGAAGGTGTTGAAATTCATGCAGAATGTCTAAGTCAAGATTATGATGACATTGCTTGGGAACCAACAGTTGATGATACTCCTGCTGTTGATCCTGAAAATGATATTTTTGGTTATTACGATTAATTAAATGTTTGTATTATGAATTATAATGAAATTTTTGCAAGTTGTATTATGTCTGAATTACATAACGAAGCCGATTTATCAAAAAGTTGTGAATATTGTAAAGAATTAGCTGATTTTAGTGAAGCTATTAAAGGTAAAGGTTTATCTAGTAAAGAATATGCTCTAGCTATTAATTTATTTAGTTTTGTTTATAGAGAAAAACATCATGTTGAATCTTTTGGTAATACTAGAGAAAGTGTTATTGAATATGCTCTTGATAATTTTCAAATAGATTGGTTAGTAAGACGTTGGGATAGCGTAATTAAATCTAAGGATGAACTTAAAAATGTTATTGCTGTTCTTCCTCAAAGTTTTAAAAATATTATTGTTGATATTGTTGATACGCAATCTCTTATTAATCATAATATTGCTGAACATCTTATTAAAACTTCTGAAGAAGAATCAATTGAAATAAGTAAGATGCTTATTCCTACTACAGATAATGAAAATAAACTTAAACACTTTACTGAAAATGAACTTATAGAAGAACTTAAACGTAGAGAAAAAGAACGAATTGCTACAAAATAATTAATAATCCCATTTTAGATACTATGGTCTGTGAAGACAGTAGTATTATTTCACTTGCTGATGATGGAGGAATTGAACTCCGAAACTATAATATTTATCCGTTTTAATCTGGTTAAAATTGTGCTAATAGCATGGTCTGTGAAGATAGTGCTATTGATAATTATTATAGTCCAAGTGTGTTATGTTTTAGTCATATAATACTTTTTGGTTAAGTATTTGGTGTTAATATTTTAGTTATTATTAATTGTGAAATTAGTAATAATAGTGATTGTGTAAACCCATATGTTATTTGTGCCTAGCTTTGTCTGTGAAGATATTGCTAGGCTTTTTAGTATGTATATTATTAACTTTAAACATATAATTAAAATGGATAATTTTGATGAAATTATTTTTAATGGTCTATTAGATAGATATATTGAAGAACAAGCTAAGTTTGAAAAAGGTCAAGTTGTGTATATGGAATATACATATCAATATCATAATCAAACTAAACTTGGTGTTTGTGTTGGTATTGTAACTGGAATTGGAGTTACTAAGGTTGAACGTACAATAGGTAATAATAAATATATTGATTATCCTATTGTATATACTGTTACTCACGCTAAAGGTGTTAGTTATAATGTTAGTGAATGTAAACTTGGTTCTGTATCTGAACATATTCTTAAAGAACGTCTTAAACGTGCTAGTAATAATAATGAACAGAATAATGAGCCTGCTGCAAATGACTAGCTATTTACGCTCATAGCACATTCATAGATATGGCTCTTTTGCTCTCTTTTGAATTTTCATATATAATCTGATTAATCTATCACGATTAATATTGAGTTCAATACAGGGCAAAAGAACTAGCTAATAAATGTTAAACTAAAAATTTAATACAGTTTTATTATGAATTATATTGCTTATAAGAATATTGATGGTACTATTACATCTGGATTTAAAGTTAAACTTTATGATATAGTTACTTTGAATACTGGTTATTGGAAAGATAAACTTGCTATTGTTCTATATATTAATGAGGATAAAAAACAAATTAAAGTTCGTATTATTGAATGTGGTATGGATTTAACTCTTAAAGTTAAAGATGTTCAATTTGTTAATCATAATAATAGAACTGCTGCTCGTTCTTATATTGATTTATGTAATAAACTGTCTAAAGCCTTTCATGATAAATATACTGATAAACAGTATATAAAAGAAAATTGGTTTACTGATAAGTTTATTATTAATGATGTAACTGCTACTACTATTGCCATAGGCATTGGTCAATATATTACTAATATTGATAGCGATAGATATTCTGTTAGTGCTATTATGTGGCTTAGTGATATTAAAGATTATATAGATGCTTTACTTAAATATGGCGATTTTGATTTTGTTGCTAAAGCATTTAAAATTTATAATATTACTGATACTAGATTTGAACTTATTCGTAAACTTTATCATTATTTCTATGATTGAAGATATTATTGAATATATTCTTGGAGTTTGTGTTGGATGTATTTTTATATCTTATTTATGAAGTATTTAATCTATATAAAAAGATTAAACGAATTAATATAGATATTAATAAACTTCAAATTAAAGATATAGAATTTTATCGTAATATTGAATTTATTATTAATGATAGTAAATTTAATAAAGAAGTTCTTGAACATTTTATTGATAAACTTAATAAACTTAATGATAGTATTAAAGCGAAAGTTGATGATTAGCTTGCTTCCATCCTCTACGGGGGGTCGCCACGGAGCGTAGCGTAGTGGCTCTACTAATCTAACTATTATTGAATTTATTATAGTTTTAACTATTAAATATAATTGTTTTATTAATCTTTAAAAATGTAAAGTACTTATGAAAAAGTATGATGAAGTTTCTGTTGTTCGTCAACTTAATAATGTTGGCGCTGTTATTGGAATCAATTCTGCTAGTAAAGTTATTAAAGTAGCTAAGAATAGTTCTATTGGTAATGGAACTAGTGGTAAGATTGATTTTCTTTCTCATTATTGTGGTTATCATGTTGAGATTGTTGATGTTATTCAACAACAAAAAGAACGTGATGAAGAAATTGCTGCTAAGAAAGCTGCTAAAAAGGCTGCTCGTAAAGCTAAATTTGCAGAGGATAATACTTTTAAAGGTATTACTCGTGCTGTTGATAAACGTATGCGTACTATTAAAAGAAAGTAGTATGTTATGGTTAGCTTTAAATTCTCATTTGGGGTTGTAGGTAAATCCAAAGAGAAAGGAATAGTCAATAAATATGTTATTATAGTTGCTAAATGTGAAGGTATTATTAGATATATTGATGGTACTTATAAAGTAGAATACAATGGCAAACTATATAGCATTACAGGTGAAAGTTACAGAACTAAAGGAAAGAAAGTTGTTTATGCTCGTCGATTAGATGAATATAATCATAGAATTAAAATTATAAGAGATAGTGAAAATAGAAAAACTGTTGATACTAGATTTTATATTCCTTTTGCTGCTGGACTTATAGCTAAAGGTAAAATTGTTAAAATGCCTTTTGCTAAGGAATTGTTTCATATTACTACATGTTATAATCGTGGTGATAGTGAATCTACTATTTTAGCTTTTCAAGAATGGAAAGAATATGAAGATAAAGTTAAAAATAATCTTATTGATGTAAACAACGAATTGTAATGATTGGTAATCTTAATATTGCTAATAGTAATAGAAAAGATACTAACATTAAGTTTACTAAAGACCAAGAAATAGCTGTGCATGAACTTATTGAGTTTCTTGCACAGCCTTGGGATGAGAAGAAATATATTAATGCTCTTTGTGGTGCTGGAGGTACAGGTAAGACATTTGTTATTAAATATGTTATTAATAATTGTAAATGGTCTGGCGGTGTTATAGGTTGTGCTGCTCCTACACATAAAGCTTGTAGAGTTCTTAGTAATTCTATTGGTGGAAAAGAAGTTAATACTATTCAATCATTGTTTGGTTTTAGACTTGATGTTAATATTGAAAATTTTGACCCTGAAAATCCTGCCTTTAATCCTGTTGGAAAAGATAAACTAGATGGTCTTAAAGTTTTAATTATTGATGAAGCTTCTATGCTTAATGCTAAACTTGTTAAGTATATTAGTAATAAATGTAAGAAGCTTCAAATTAAAGTTATAATGCTTGGTGATTCTAGTCAACTTTTTCCTGTTAATGAGAAAGCTAGTCAAGCTTTTCTTATTGCTAGTAATACTTATTATCTTAAAGAAGTTGTACGACAAGGAGATAATAATCCTATTAGTAAACTTCTTAAACTTCTTCGAGAAGATATAGATAATAAGAATGGATGGAGATTTCTTGATTATATATCTAAAAATAGACAAGATTATAATGAAGAAACTAAAGGATTTTATGTTTGTGGTCAAACTGAATTTTCTGATTTAATTGATACTTGTTTTAATGATGAAGAATATACTAAAAATATTGATTTGTATCGTATTATAGCTTATACTAATAGTCGTGTTGCACAATGGAATAACCATGTAAGACATATGATTATTCAAGATGCTGATAAAAGTCTTATTACTCGTAATGATTTAATAATGAGTTATACTACTGTTGTTAATGTTTTTAATGATATTATTATAAACAATAGTGAAGAATATATTGTTAAAGATATTGTTGATACAATAGATAATGATTATGAGTTTAAAGGATTTCTTATTAAGTTTCAAGCTATTCATGGTGGTGCTATAACTCAACCTTTATTTGTTATTGACCATTATGATAACTATACATTTCAGATGTATTATAAGAAGTTGACTAGTCTTATTGATGATGCTAAAAAAGCTAGTAGTTCTGAACGTGGAAGTAAATGGAAACAGTATTTTAATTTTAAACGTAAATATCTTATCGCTTCTAATATTACAAATAGTAATGGTAAGATTTTATTTAGTAGAGATTTAGATTATGGTTTTGCAATTACTTCTCATAGAGCACAAGGTTCTACTTATAAAAATGTTTTTGTAGACGTTAATGATATGATTTATGATAAATACGGTCATCCTTATACTAATAGAGATGAAATGCTTCGTAGATTATATGTTGCTTGTTCTCGTGCTAGTAATCAATTAGTATTATCTTATGGCAAGTAAAACTGTTGACGAATATCCTGATTGTGAACGATGTCCAAATCGTATATTTAATACAGGTAAATATATACAAGGTGGTAGAGGAAGTATTCATGGTGATATTGTTTTCCTATTTCCTAGAGGTGATAGAAATTATTGTGAAGATTATCAATTATTTACTGATATTGGTAATCTTTATGATGAATATTCTGGACGTAATAACACTGAAGATGTATATATGACTTATAGTATTAAATGTGCTTGTTCTAATAATTATAATACATATCTTACTGCTATTGATAAATGTCGTAATATTCTATGGAAAGAATTAGCTAGAATTAATTATAAGTATCTATTTATATTTGGCGATGCTTATCTTAGTATTAGTAATAATCATATTCCTAGATTTATGGCTACTGGTGGTAAGTATATATTTAATAATTATTCGCCTCTTGTTAAATTTAAAGATGATAATCTTTATCATATGTTTAAACAGCGTTTTGCTGATGATATTAATTGGGTTAATCAAAATAGAAATAACTATGGATTAAATTATATAAATGATTAATTGTATAGCTTATGATGTTGAAGTTTTAAGAAATTTCTTTTCTGTTACTTTTGTTAGTATTAATAGTTATCTTAAAGTATTTAAAGATTGTGTTAATGCTGATAATAAACCTATTCCTTTAGTTCAAAAACTATCTGTTGAAGAAATTAAAGCTCGTCTTGAAACTGTTGAAAAACATAGTTTTTATATAACAGATAAAGATGATAGTCAATTACTTTCTATGATAGGTTATATTAATAAAACTAGATGTTATAAGGATTCTAATGGAAATATTATTCGTACTGACTTGTATGGATTTAATAATTTCAATTATGATAATCTTATGATTGCTGCTTTACTTAGTTTTTATATGCGTACGAATAGTACGAAAGAACTTATTAATAAGTTATATGAAACTAGTAAAACTATTATTTCTAGTCAAGATGATAAAGATAAATTTAAAACTGATTTTTATCTTAATAGTCTTAGAAAATATAAACTACCATTTACAGGTATTGATGTAATGCGTATATTTGCTCTTAATAAAGCAAGTGTAGTTGTAGATAGTAAAACAGGTGAACGTAAACCTGTTCCTAAAGGTCTAAAGCAAACTTCTATTAATCTTCAATGGTATGAACTTCTAGAATATGAACTTCCTGATATTAATGAAAAAGAAGCTGAACTATATGATGAAATTCCTAGTCTTAAAGGAATGAGTATTAGTCAGCTTAATAAACTAGTAGATAAATGGGATAGATTTATTCTTGATGAATATATTGAACCTATGATGTATTATAATCTTAATGATGTTTTCATTGTAGCTGAAATAGTTCGTCTTTATCCAGAAGAAATTAAATCTCGTTATGCTATTAGTAAAGCTTATGATGTAGATGTTCTTAATTCTAGTCGTAGTAAAACTGCTGATATTCTTTTTGAGAAATTTTATAGTAAATTTAGTGGTCTTGCTCCTGAACAATGGAAAGGTAAGAAAACTGAAAGAACTGCTATGAGTTTTAAAAAAGTTATTTTTCCTTTTATTAAATTTAAAACTAAACCTATGCAAGATTTTCTTGATGAATGTCTTAAAACTACTATTTATAGAGTTAATAAAGATGCGTTTAGTAAAGAAGTTAAAATTGGAAATGTAACTTATACTGTTGCAACTGGAGGTTTACATAGTCAAGATAATCCTGTTGAACTTTGGAGTAGTGGAAGAGAATTATTTCCATCCTCTACGGGGGGTCAACACGATGTTCTTAATGACGATGATTATGTTTATATTCATGCTGATATTAATAGTATGTATCCTAGTATTATTGCCGCTCATAAAGTAGCTCCAGCTCATCTTGATACTAATGCTTTTTGTAATCTTATTGGTTGGCTTAAAAATAAGAGAGTTGAAGTTAAACACAGCGATGAAGATACTGTTGACGGAATTGATAGAGATACTTTAGCTTTAGTTTTAAAGATTGTTATTAATTCTGTTTATGGTAAACTTGGATTTGAAAACGGTAATCTTTATGATAGATTAGCTGTACTTAAAACTACTATTAATGGGCAGTTAATGATGCTAATGTTGGTTGAGGAATTAGAGTTACACAATATTCATGTGTTAAGTGCTAATACAGATGGTATTGTTATTAAACTTTATAAACGAGATATTGATGTTTATAATCGTATTAAAGATGAGTGGGAACAAACTACTAAACTTAAGTTTGATACTGATTATTATCATTGTCTTGTTAGTAGAGATATAAATAATTATCTTAGCCAATTTAGAGTTATTAAAAATGGTGTTCATAAACTTAAACTTGAATCTAAAGGTGCTCTTAATCCTATGATGTATTCTTTAGATTTAACTAAAGGTTATTCTATGCCTATTGTTGCTCAAGCTATTGAAAACTATTTTCTTAAGAATAAACCTGTAATGGATACTCTTCAAGAAGCTACTAATATTCTTGATTTTTGTCTTACTCAAAATGTAGGTAAACAATTTCATGTAGAAGAAACTAAGATTGAAAATGGACAAGTTACTCATGTTATTTGTCAAAGATATGTTAGGTTTTATGTTTCTAATAGAGGTTATATTATTGAGAAAGTTCATAACGATAATGGTTCTCGTAGTAGAATGGCAGCTGGTTCTGTTGTGACAGTTATTAATAGTCTTGATGATAAAGATATTTCTCTTAGAGATATTAATTTTAAATTTTATTATCAAGAAGCTATGAAGATTATTAATCCTATCAAACTTAAGATTTCTCCTAAAGGTAAAGGTAAAAGTAAAATTAAAAAATATAGTGGTATGTATAATCCTATTTTTAATGAAGATGATTTTGAATGAGAAATATAGTTGAAGAAACTTATGATAGACTAATTAATAAATGGGGTTCTAAAGAATATAAAGGTATTGGAACTATTAATTGTGTTCCACCTGTTGATTATTGTGAAATTATAAGTAGAATTATTAGTCTTATGAGAAATAAGAATGATAATATTAAAATACTTATTGTTACAGATAATTGGAAAAGAAGAACTGAAATTGTTGATAGTCTTAAAAATCATAATATAAATATAGATACTATTAATATTCTTACTCATACTTATGTTAATAGTAGATATAATTATAATTATGATATTTCTATTGTTGTTGGAGTTAACGAATGGAATTTATCTTGTAATACAGTTTTTAATCATGCTAGATTTAAACTTATGATTTTAACTGAAAAAACTATTGATACTTCTACGTTAACTAAGATTTATAATAATATTCCACCTATTAATAATATTCTAAATTCTAGTGGTATGCGAGCTATACTCCCCGTAGAGGAGCACAGAGAGCAGATTTTATTTACTAGTCAAGAAGATATTACTAATTACGATAAATATACTGAATTTATTACTCAAACTATTCAAGTATTTGGTAATCTTGATAATATTAAATGTGCTCGAAATGGTACTCAAGACGGACGTAGTGCTATTCAATATATTACAGAAATAGCTGAATATAATGGATGGAGTGCTGATATGGATATGACTAATCCTTTTAGTAAACAAATTGATGAATGTTATAATCCTCTTGTTCTTGCTGAACGAGTTAAGACTTTTTATAATATTGTTCGTGAACGTATGCTTATATGTTCTGATAATGTTTGTAAGCTAGAAAGGATAGTTGAAATTATTAAAGATAATCCTGACAAACGATTTCTTATTATTAGTAAGAGAGGTGAATATGCTGCTACTGTAACTAAATATATTAATGATAAATTAGGTGAAATTTGTGGTGATTATCACGATAAAATTGAAGATAAAGTTCTAGTTGATAGTAATGGTATTCCTGTTTTGTACAAGTCTGGAAGCAAGAAAGGGACTGCTCGTATAATCAAATCTAAGGCTATTTCCACGCTGAATTTAAAGGCTTTTAATGATGGCTTATTAAGAGTATTATCTATAAAAAATAATTCAACTGACAGCCTAGAAACAAGCGTAGACGAATGGATTTTGACCTCACCTTTATGTGATACAATAGATGAACTTATATATAGATATAATGGTATTAATTGTAATCAATCAAAACTTAAAGTACATAAACTTTATATAAGTGGAACTATTGAAGAAGCTGCCTTAAAGAAAGAAAAGTTATCACCTAATCATCAGATTATAGAAAATGTTAATTCTAACATTTGTGCTCAAAATTTTGATGATATTATTTGTTAGTATAAATATAATAGTTACATTTGTAGTGTAATCAAAATCGCTCTTTGATGTAATGGACGAAGAAAAAGAAATTAAAGTTAATGATACTGCTATTACTACTAGTAATAATGGTATTGAAAAACACAATGGTATTCAACATACCAATGCTGCATATCAGTTAAATTATATGAGTGAAGCTGAAATTGCAGATCTTGAACTATTTATTAAACGTGTTATGCGTAGTGATAAATGTGGTATTAAGTCTATTGAAGATGGTCTTGCTATTGCAATGCGAGCTAAAGACCTTAGACTTCCATTTTCTACTTGTATTGAACATATTCATGTAGTTCAAGGTAAAACAGGTGTTGATGTCCATATTATTAAGGCATTACTTGTCAAAGGCAGCGTGAGTTGGGAAAAAATAGATGATTATCGCGCTCTGTACGAATATACAGATGGCTTTAATGCTTATGATGAAGATAAACTTCCTCAAGACTGTATTAAGTGTCTTACTCCCAAAGAGGCACAAACTAAAAATACAGAAGATAAAGAACATGAACATATATATGTTTATCCTGTTAAATATTATAAAGATTATAATGGTAATGTATATAAAGAATATCAGCTTAATGGTAAGTTTGAAATAGCTACTAATCCTGCTGAAGCTAAACAAATTGCTTCTACTGGTAAAGTTCCTGTTTATAGAATACCTGCTATTCCTATTGATTATATTACTCGTTATCGTTTTTATCGTAAGATTGGTGGACGTGATATTATTGCTGAGGGTGAGTTTACTTATAAAGATGCTATTGTTGCAGGATGTTTTGAAAAAGATACTTATAAGAAATATCCTAAGATAATGATTAGTCATAGAGCATTTGTTTATGGTGCTCGTGAAATTGCTAATGATTTAATTATGGGCTGTCTTAGTACAGAAGAATTAAAGACTATGCAAGGAATTGATTTGAGTAATGAAGATATTATTGATATTACTGAAATTCAATAACATAAATAAGATAGAGATTTTATTATTAAACAAAACAGTTGTAAAACTGATATTATTAACTTTTAAAATTTAAGTAAAATGAAAGATTTTAGCAAAGGTTTAAGTTTTGGTATGGGTATTGTTAATGCTGGTCAAAGAGCAGTTAGTGAAGAACCTGAATTGGTAGTTGTTTCTACTCCTGGTAGTTTCCGTATGACTGCCCAAGTTTCTAAAGCTCTCGGCATTGCGCATGGTGAATATGTAATGTTCATTAATAACTGTGCTAATATTGATAACGCTATTATCAATAAAGTACCCGAAGTTGTCGCTTTCTGTGAAGAAAAAGGTTTGGATGTTGATTCTCCCGAAGCTGCTATGGCTGTTCATGCTGAATTTGATATTTGGGCTTTAGCTAAAGGTATTGCCGAACTTGATAAGAATGGTAATCCTTGTACTACTCGTATTCGTATGACTAAGAACGATAAAATTAAGTATGTTAATACTTATTTTAATGAAACTCTTGAAGGCGCTTTAGCTTCTTCTAATGAAGAGTTAAAAGCTGTTCTTACTCGTGAAGGTATTACAGAAGATGAACAAAAAGAACTTTTGATTAGCTGCATTCAGGGTGATGAAGTTGCTAAAGTTAAAGGTTCTAAATGTGCTAATACTGCTGCTTTGTCTGGTATTGGTGTAACTCTTAACTTTACTGATTCTAACGTATGGAAACAGTTGAAGTCTAATATGACCGATGAAGAAGCTACTTCTAAGAATCGTGTTTACGCTGTTGATATTGACAATTTGCAAGAAGCTGTTGTTAATAACGGTCATAAAGATGTAGTTGTTAAGATTGCTTTGCTTACTGAATATAAAGACGAAGACCCTATTCGTATTGGTAAGAAAGGTGAAGCCGAAAAGACTGAGAAATAATAAATCTTCGTCCTAATATTATAGTATTTTGAACATAGAGCCGTATTATTAGTAAATCTAATGATGCGGCTTTTATTTTATCTAATAATTCTTTTAATTACTTTAATTATGTCGACAGAAAAAGAAATTAAGAATGAAGCTGCTGTTGCAGCAAGTGCTGAACAAACTGCTAATGCAGAAGTACAAACACCTAAGAAACGTAAAGGTAGAGGTATTAATAATGAATTACGTGATGTAACTCGTAAGAAATTTGATGAACGTACTGATTGTAATAAAGCTAATGGTTTATTCATTGGACATCTTGAAGATGTTAAAGTTGATTGGGCTACATTGAAAGATGATGTTCAAGGTATGCCTTCATTTGCTGGTATGAGTATTCCTTATCTTACATTTACTTTTGCTAGTAATCATGAAAATATTAACGAGCGTCGTTATGTAACTCAACGTCTTCTTCCTGCTGAAAGTAATGTTGAAACTATTCCTGGAGCTAAAAGTGCTTGGAAAGTTGATAACATCTTCCGTTTTATGAAACATATATATAATGTATTTGTTCTTAAAGGTCGTGATTTAACAGAAGAAGAAATTGATGCTCTTACTTTGCCTTTTGAAGATTTTGATGAAAATATGCAGTATGTACCTGTTGAGGCTGAAGAAGTTATAGCTGGTTATAAGACTGTATTTGAAAATTATGTTAAGTTACTTAACAATAATGGTAAACCTGTTTATAATGATGCTAAAGGTAAACCTATTACTATTTGGATGAAGCTTCTTCGTTTCGTTAAGAATGATGGTAAATGGCGTGCTGTTGTTGGAAGTAAATCTTCATTTGGTGATTTAGGATTTCCTACATTTATCAATGATGGAGTTATTGAACTTTATAAAGAACAATCTGCTCCTAGTTTGCATATTGACCCTTATAAAGAAAGTATTGTTTATCAAAAATCTGCCGAACAAGCTAAACAGCCAAATGTTGCTATGCCTGGTGTTGGTGTAATGCCTGGTGTTCAAACTGCTACTCCTATAAATCCTGTTAGTGGATTTAATGGCGGTGGAGATTTTAGTCCATTTGGTGGTGGTAATGATGCTGTTGGTGCTTTTGTTAATCCAACAGAAGATTTACCATTTTAAAAAATTAAAGTTAGTTAAATAGTTGTATGTAAGAGGATTGGGTACTATTTTAGTACCTAGTCCTCTTTTTTTATATGTTCACGATAAAGGTCAAATTAGAAATATTATGAAAAGAAATATTAGTAATACTATTTTAACTAAAGATTATATTTTCTCTAAAGTTAGTCAAATTACTATTTTTAGTACTTATACTGGAATTAGTGTTGAAGATATACAACATTGTATAGATACAGGAGAATTTATATCTAGTCCTTTTCGTGAAGATACTCATCCTAGTTTTGGTTTTAGATATGATAATAGGAATAAACTTAAAGGAAGAGATTTTGCTGGATATTGGTGGGGAGATTGTATAGATGCTGCTGCAACTGTACTCTCTGAAATTGTTCATAAGCAAATTGATATTTCTATTAAAAGTCAATTTCTATTTGTTCTTAAACATATTGCTTATACTTTTAGAAATATTATTTATGGACAAGACAAAGATGAAAACAACGATAGTAGTATTGCTAGGGCTATTAGTAATGTACGTAATCATAAACCTATTATTGAACTTGTTACTCGTCCGTGGAATAATTTAGACGCTAAGTATTGGGGACAATTTGGTATTAGTCTTAATTTTCTTAATACTCATTTTGTTTATCCTGTTGAACAATTTTATATTAATCGTTCTACTAATCCTATTCCTAAATATTTTTATGATAAAGATAAGACTGATTTATGTTATGGTTATGTGCTTGGACAAGATAATAGAGGTATAGTTAATGTTAAACTCTATTTTCCTAATAGAAATAAGAAAACTGAAGTTAAGTTTATTACAAATAGTAATACTATTGAGGGAGTTATTAATCTTGAATTAGATAGATATGATGCTATTATTATTACTAAATCTACTAAAGATAGATTAAGTCTTGAAAGTTATATAAAGAATATTAATCATTCCATCCTCTACGGGGGGTCTACACTGGAAACTAAGTATATTGGTGTTGTTAATATTCCGCATGAAACTTATAAACTTCGTCAAATTGAATATGATTGGCTTCGTAGTAAACTTACTAGAAATGGTTTTCTAATCAGTCTTATGGATAATGATAGAACAGGTCTTATGGAAGCTGTTATTCTTAAGAATGATTATGATATTATACCTATTATTATTCCTAAAGAACTTGGTGTTAAAGATTTTGCTGAATTAAGAAGTAGTTATTCTATAAATGTTATTAATGAATTAACTCAACAAGTTGTTAAATATATAGAAGATAATTATGGAGAAGAAACTGAATTTACTTGGAATACGGAAGAAAGTGATACTTTACCATACTAAAAGTTTAGTTGGTATTACTTATACCGTAATGCGTCCTATTACTGAAGAAGATGAAAAGAATATTGATAAGCTAGAATATCTTGATATAGATAATAGACATATTGATAAAAAAGATATTTATTGCTATGGAGAAATTAATTTATCTTCTGATGATGATATTCAATATCTCAAAAAGTTTAACTTACTTGATACTGATAATGGTGGAATTATTCATAGTAATTTTAATTATCAAGAAGGTTATGCAGTTATTGAAACAGTAGCTAAAACTTATCCTACTTTTAATGCTATTGAATGGTTTAAATATAATCATTGTCTTATTGGTAAACCTGCTCGTATTATTATTTATAAATGTAAGAAAGAAGATTTATGATAATAAAAGGATACGAAGAAAAGTTAGATGGTATGTATATTAGATATATTAATCATCTAATTAATAAAAGTAATGCGCATGGTGCAATTGAATATTTTATTAAAGATTTAGATTGTACTACTATTTATGATGATGGTTCTCGTCCTAGACAAACTATTAATTATGGTTATCGTATTGCTATTTCTAGTATTGAATATATTCTTGACCAATTATATCTTGTTTTAGAAGAACATCCTGAAAAAGCTCAAGATTATATTGATTATCGTAATAATATTATTAAAAAAGTTATTAATATACATGAAAAGAATATTGATTTCGAGAGAAGAAACCCAGTACGATATTATACTAAAGAATCAAGGAAAAGGACTAGAAGTTCTAGCAGAGTTAATACAGCAAAAGACATCTTTACAAATAACGCCATTGATGTTAGCACCGGTGTTGCAAAGGCTGTTAAGCCTAAAAAGGAAACGGTTGCTCAGCGTAAAGCTAAACTTCTAGGAGGAAAAGCTGTTAGTTTTGCATTTAGTGGTTTAAAAATAAGTGAAAACAATGAATAAACTTTATCGTAGAAATAATAATGGTGCTCCTACTGTTTGGTGGGCTGAACTTGACAGTGGTACTAATAGTATCACTGTTTTTTATGGTCTTGTTCGAGGTAATATTCGTAAAGAGATTTATACTGTTACTCAAAAAGATGGCAATAAAGAACTTCAAAGTAGATATAATGATAAGATTAAACAAGGTTATAAATATCTTGTAGAGATATGTGATATGAATGATAGACCCCCCGTGGAGGATATAAATAGTCTTGAACTATATAACTTTCTTAACATTTATCTACCTAAAGAACTTACTAATGGAAATAGTGGTCTTCTACTCCCAATGCTTGCTAAAACGTATAGCGGTAATGTTTGGAAAAAAGTCGATTATATGCTTGGTCAGTATAAGATTAATGGTCTTCGTTGTATTATTACTGCTTATGCTCAAAATGATATGTTCAAACCTACCAGACTTCGTTTCCAAAGTCGTGAAGGTATTACTTGGCATACTCTTGGCTATCTTGAAGATTATCTTCTTTCTGTTATTCCTACAAATGTTATCGGAGATATGATTGATGGATATGTAGCTCTTGATGGTGAAATTTATCTTCCTGGTCATTCAATAAATGAAATTAATCATTTTGTTAAAGACCCTAATTGTCTTGAAAATAAACTTCTTCAATTTTGGTGTTATGATATTATGATGGAAGGTAATCAAACAAATAGAAATTGTTATAGATATCATATACATATACCTACTTCATTTGCTGATATTAATACCCATCTTAATAATAAAGAGCGACTCATTATTCTTCCTCATAGAATTGTTAGTACTGATAATGAAGCTATTGAAGCTAGAAATCATTATATTAATATAGGTTTTGAAGGTCTTATATTACGTAATCCAGATACTGATTATCAATACGGTCGTCGTAGAGTTAATTATATGGAAAAGTTTAAAGATACTGCTGAAGGAGATTTTGTTATTATTGATATTTATAAAGAAGAGAAGCGAGATTTACCTATTCTTCTTTGTAGAAATGATATTAATAATGAAACTTTTGAAACTAGATTAAGTTCTCCACATTCTGTTCAACGTGATGTTTTATATAATAAAGAAAAATTTATTGGAAAAACTGTTCATATACATTATGGCGAAAGAAGTGGAATTAGTAGAGTTCCGTTTCATATAAAAAGCGTTGTTTAAATGGAAATACTTGATTATAATATAATTAAAAATCATAGTTTAGATAGAACTAAATCTTACTTTAGTTATTATTATAAATCTATTATTCTATTTACTGATTATGATGCTAAAAGTTATAATTTTGCTACTAGATATAATGATATAACTAAAAAGAATGAACTTTATGTAATTCTATATAAAGATAAAGTTTCTAATGGTGGTGTTCCTCTTATTAGAGATGCTAATACAGGATTTAAGTTATTTCTTTCTAGTAATATTATTAATACTCTAGATAAAAGATTATATACTAAGTTTGTTGCTAGTAAATGTGATTTTAATATTAATGTTAAATTTGTAGAAGAACGTGATGATTTTTGTATTATTTATAATATAGATATTGATTAAGTTAAACCTAGTGCTCATATCGAGTGCTAGGTTTTCTTGTTTCAGACTGGATGTAAAATGATACATAACACGCTCGTAGATATGATTCTTTTTGCCTACATTGAATTTTATATATCAAAATGAAGAATCTATCACGATTCAATTTGCGTGGCATTGTGAGCTTTAAAATGCGTAATTCTTACTATTACATTCAGCATCAAATTTATCATTAAGTTTACTAGTAAATTCCTATTATATTTTTATATTTGTGCTGATAAAAAAAAACAAATTATTATGAATCTTAATAAACCTAGTCTTATTGGTATTAAAGGATTTAAAGGAAGTGGTAAAGATACTGTTGCTTCTATGATTAGTTATATCCTTTATGTTGGTACTACCAAAGCTAATTTTGATAGTTGGCATGTTCAACATCAAGCAGATATTGTTAGTAATAGTGAAATTATAATTCATTTTGCTGATAAACTTAAAGATGATATTACTGATTTATGTGGTATTAATCGTTGTTTATTAGATAATAGACTTATTAAAGAAACCCATTATTATAATTTTGCAACTGGAATTGTTTCTATGAATACTAAAGATTCTTACCATGTTATTGATGAAGTACCTACAAATTTATCTCATTTATTAGCATTAAATGGTAATAATGTTAGTATTAAAATTCGTACCCTTCTTCAATATTATGGTACTGAAGTTATTAGAAATAAGTTTTGGCAAGAAGCTTTTATTCGTTATACAATTAATAAAGCATTTGGTATTATACATAAAGAGGGACGTTGTATAATAGCTGATGTTAGATTTGATAATGAATGTGAAGCTATTAAAAAATATGGAGGAGTTATAATAAGAATAGACAGAAAAGTTAATGAAAGTAATAACAACCATGAAAGTGAGAAAATAAAGATTTCTCAAGATGAATATGTTATTACAAATGATGCTACTCTTATGGGATTATTTTATAAAGTTCTTGGTTTTGTAATTAATAATATTGTATGAAGTTACATTCTATTTTTGGTATAAATGGTCTTGCTAGAACTTGTTTATGTTGTGGTAAGATTATAGGTTATACTCCTATTGGAGATAATGTTGATGAAGATTTTTCTAATAGTAAACAAATTGCTGATGCTATTGTATGTAAAGAATGTATAGATAAATTAGATAATGAAACTTGTTTTGTGGCTTGTGATGTTAATAAAGAAGGTTATGTAATTTCTACTTATGATACTTTATGGATTAAAAATAATGGTCTTAAAGAGTTTTTTAAAGAACTTGATTTAATACAACCTATTAATATTATGCCTAAAGAACATTTCTATACTGTATTTGGTAATGTAATTAAAGATTTTTATAGTAATAAAGAAGATGAAAATAATAGAACCTAAAGTTGAACTTTGGCGTCAAGAAGATGCTAAAGCTCATGTTGCTAGATGTGCTAGAGTTTGTTATGGAAAAGAAACAGGTAATGATGAAGCTACTGTTAAAAGATTAATTAATAGTAAACATTGGAGTATGTTTCGTCATGAAACTGTATATGCTATGGTTCCTTTGGAATTATGGTATGGAAATTTTGGAGAAATTCTTAAGGGTTATAAAGCTTCTCCTTATATTTCATGGGTTACTGTTAGAGATTATATATATGTTTCTACTAATGGTAATTTTATGTTAGATATAGAAAAATATGAACCTGTTTTATATAATGAAATTAATAATTATAGAGTTAGTGAAGAAGAATTTAATTCTTGTGAAACTGCTTATAATCTTTTTGCTCGTTGGACATTTTGTGTAGATACTCAAATTAGTACTTCTCGTGAATTAAATAGAGTTAGTCCTAATAATATTGCTGAAAAATCTACTCGTTATGTTTATGAAGATGGAACGATTTGTAGACCTCATTGGATGAGTGATGAAATTGCTACGCATTTTAATGAAGAGCCTTTATTTGCTGATTGGATTGATGATAATATAGAACATCAAAAAGCATATCATTATATTAATTCTTGTAATGATAGTTTTTTTAATTATAAAGCTCTTATTGATGAATTTGGTATGCATCGTCAAGATGCTCGTGGTGTTCTTCCTCTTGATACTGCTACTCGATGTGTTTATACATATTCTATTCTTGAATGGCGCGCTATTCTTGATTTACGTTATTATGGTACTACTGGTAAGCCTCATCCAAATACCTATATTATTGCTAGTATGATTAGAGATGAATTAATGGAACTTGGTTATGACTTTAGATGAATTTCGTAGACATCCTGCTTATGATTATTATATAATAACTCTTGTTTCTGATTGTCTTGTTTGTGATTTAGAAACTAAATTCGATAATCAATATACTATTATTTATATGAAAAGACCTAATTTTGAAAATAAGAGAAAAGATTATATAATAAGTGTTCCTTGCGATATTGCTGATGAAAGTGAAGAATATATTCAATCTCTTCTTACTTATGATAATTATAAAGATTTAGAATATATTCGTAAAGATAATGAATTTTATTTTTATCTTAAAACTTATTCTAATGAGTGATATTAATCAACTTAAACATTTTGATGCTCTTGATTATGAAGGCGAATATTTTACTAATGAATTAGAAGATGGTGAAGAATTTCTTTATTCTACTATTAAAATTCAAGATGATAGTAAAGTTACATTTCTATGTAAATATAATAAAAATAAACATATTCAACCTTGTAATTATTGTCCATTAGTAAGATATCTTTGTCTTGGTATTGATTGTCGTGCTGTTATACTTAAACAAGTAAAATATGAAAAGAAATAAATTATTAATCATTTAAATATTAAAGTTATGAAAAGAAGTTTTTATGGATTTAATAATAGTTTTAGAACTACTAAAAATACAGAAGTTTTTGTATTTGAAAACGGTGGATTTGTTGGAAATCTTGGTTTAAGTAAAAAACTATGGAAGAAATATATTGAAGTTAGTTATAAATATAGAACTAATACAGGTAAAATTACTGCTAGTGATTATACTCATTTATTTGGTTATTTAAATCCTTATTATCGTGCTGCTTATTCAATTCCTAAACGTAAAAGATAATGGCTAGTATTTATAATATTACTGCTGAACTTGAGGATATATTTCTTGAGTTGGAAGAAAATGATGGAGAGTTAACTCCTGAACTTGAAGAACGTCTTGCTATTACACAAGATAATCTTAAAGAAAAACTTAATAATTATCGTAAAGCATATACAATGCTTAATCTTGATGCTGAATCTTGTAAAAAAGAAGAACAACGATTAGCTGTTCTTCGTAAAACTAAAGAGAATAATGCTAATAGACTTAAAAATGTTATGCTTGATGCTGTTATTACTTATGGTGATTTAGGTAAGTCTGGTAATAGGTCTATTGATTTAGTTGATAGTAAACTTTATACTAAAAATAGTAAATGTGTTGAAGTAGATGAAAGTCTTAATCAAATATTTATTGATTTAGTATTAGACCATTTTAAAACTCTTTGGGATAATGATTTAATTACTGATGATATTGAATCATTTAATAGAGAAATTATGCTTGATAATATTAATACTAAATTTGCTATAAATTATCCTGAGCAATCTGCTAAACTTAAAGAAGAAACTGGAGGTTATTTTACTCTTGATGATTTAGATTGTATTAAAGTTAAATTTGAAATTGAAAAACCTATCGGTGATTTAGCTAATAAAGCTAATTTTGATTTGATTAATACTTTCTTTAATCATCAACATGAAATGACTAGAAGTAGTTCTGTTAATAAAACTACTATGAAAAATATTCTTAACAATGGTAGAGATATTAGTATTGCTAAGTTTGTCGAAAATACTAGTCTTATTATTAAATAGCTAAATTATACTCCCCGTGGAGGATGATGTGCATTTCATCCTCTACGGGGAGTCAACACTACTAATCTTGTTAATTATGGAACTAGAAGATAAAGTAAGAGAAGTAATTAAATGGTATATAGATACCTATGGAGTTACTAACAGTCAAGCTATTAGAGATATTGAACGTATTATTGAATATATTAAAACTTATAATTAATGTATAAAGTTAAAGGTAAACCTTGGGCTTATTCTGGTGCTATTGATGTATCAGATTGTGCTACTGCTAAAGAAGTTATGCTTAAAGCTGGACTTAATTTTAATGTAGCTAAATGTGAACTAGTTGGTAAAATGCCTATTAAACTTACTGGAACTGATGAAGAACTTGATAGAATTATTAAAGAACAAAAAGAAGGCGCTCATGTTTTTGGTACTGACATTTATCGTAAGTGTGATAACGCCTTTGCTACCTATCGTACTGATTACAATATTCCTTTAGGTGTTGTTAAAAGTAAATATACTATTGTTCAAAATAATGATGCTTTTAATTTCTTTGATGACGCTATTGGTAAAAATTCTGCTATTTGGCAAACTGCTGGATTTTGGGGAAATGGTGAGAGAATATTTGTAAGTGCTAAACTTCCTAATAATATTCTTGTTAAAGGTGACCCTGTTGAAAATTATCTAGTATTTACTAATACTCATGATGGTAGTGGCGGAGTTAAGATTTTATTTACTCCTATTAGAGTTATTTGTCAAAATACTCTTAATGCTGCTATTCGTACTAGTAGTAATTATGTTAGTTTTCGACATACAACTAGTGTTCATAATAAGATTTCTGTTGCACAAGAAATACTTAGAATTAGTAAAATTAAATCTGAAGAATTTGGTCAATATTGTAATTTACTTGCTAATATTAAAGTTACTGATGAAGATGTAATTCAATTTATTGGAGAAAATCTTCTTACTAGTGATGAAATTCAACGTCTAAAAGATACAGGTCATACTATTAAAGATATTGCTTATCGTAGTGGTTTAGCTTTAACTGATAGTAAAATAAGTAGTAGAAAAATGAATGTTATTTCTGATACTTATAGTTATTATTTTGATGGTCCAGGTCAAAGAGATATTCTTGGTACAGCTTGGGGTGCAGTTAATGCTATTAGTGGATATTATTCTAATATAGATAATATTGAAGGTACTAAGCGATTTGATAGTATTTGTTATGGTGATAAATCAAGAAAAATAGAAAATGCTTTTGCACTTGCAGAAGCTCTTTAATTTAATAATTTAATTGTATATGGAAGTAAAAGTATTTAAACTGAAAGAGATTAAACTTCTTAGTGGAGATGTTGTAGATGTAGAACAGTATTGTAATGTTCAACCTATTTTACCTGCTTATGGTAAAGAAGGTGATGCTTGTATGGATGTTTATCCTATTCATTGTGAATATGATAAAGATAAAGATAGATTTATCTATCATACAGGTTTAGCATTTAATATTGGAGATGATGCTAATGGTGAACCTAATGAAATGTCTTTACGTCCTAGAAGTAATCTTACTAAATCTGACTTTTATATGCCTAATGCTCCTGGTACTCTTGATTGGGGTTATCGTGGAGAACTTCTTATTATTTTTAAGAATCGTACTTCTAGAGATTTAGTTCATGCTGTATCTACTCTTGTTGAAGTAGTTGATAAACTTAGAGAACATATGCATTTACCTGATAGTATGGTTGGCAATTCTAGACTTAAACTTAATAATGTTAGAACTACAATGACTAACATACGTGCTAAAGTTTCTACTCCACCATATAATTGTGATGGTAAAGATAGATGTTGTCAATTAATTATTAATAGTGCTGAAAGAATTAGTTGGAAAGAAGTTGAATCTATTGAAGAATTAGGAGAAAGTGAACGTGGAAACAAAGGATTTGGAGAAGGAACCGGTGGAGCAGCTAAAGCTTAAAGTTGGTGCTCGTTATATTCATAATAAAACGTCTAATGAATATATAATTATTAGTATTACTAAAATGAAACATCCAGATACAGGTGAATGGATTCCTGCTGTTATTTATAAAGTTGATGGACTTGAACCTTTATGGTGTAGAAGTGTTGAAAGTTTTAAAAGTCATTTTAGTGATGCTAAAGTTGAAGGTAATGAAGTTTATCTATGAAAAAGTTAATCTTATTTTATTTACCTGATTGTAATGTTAGTAAACTTTTTGAAGAAAGGCTTCATAAAGCTCTTGCTCTTCCTGAGTTTGCCGGTAGGTTTAATCTTATTAGGCATAATCTATATACTGATACTGGTAGACAAGAAGCGCGTAGTATTGGTATTAGTGATGCTCCTGCTGCTTACTGTAATGGTTATGTTCTACGTGGTTTACAAAGTGATTACACTTTTCGGAGGTATCTTCGCAAGCTGTTAGAATAGTCATAGATATAATTCTTTTGCCCTACATTGAATTTTAATTGTCATTGTGATTAATCTATCACGATATGAATATCATTCAATGTAGGGCTTTAAAATAGCTAATTTTATAAATTCTCATTATATTATACGAATACTATGGTTAAAATTGAATTTTATTATAAAAGTGCTGATAAAGATAAAACAGAAGCTATGAGAGAAGCTATTGATATAGCTTTATTTGGTACTAATGTTCAATGTAATTTTAAAAATCTTCCTGACCATCTTATTCTTGAAGATATGATACTTGAAAAGGCTGTTGCTGGTAAGAATATTACTGAATATCCTACTTGTATTATATATCGAGATGATACAGAATATAAACGATATAGTAATTCTGTTACTTGGGAAGAACTTCGTAATGATATTAATTATCTTACTGGAGATGAACCTACAAGACAAACAAATAATATATTTGTTGAAGCGTTTATTGATGAACATGATTGTATAACTCGTGCTAAGTGTGCTGATGCTATTGCTTGGATGTGGAAATATCAGAATACTAAAGTAGAATATATTCAAACTAATGTTGATAATCCGAATAAATTTGCTATTGTAATTAAAGATAGTTGGAGAACTTATGCTACTTATGTATATTCTGATAGTCTTACTACTGAAATGATTAAGAATACTCTTCTTAGAGTTCCTAATACTATTAAAGAAGCTGTTAAAAATAATGCTATTGTGTTATGATACGTATTGATTGTTTTACTAGAGATGGTTGTGACGCTTGTAAAATAGCAATTAAAAATATAACTGATGCTATTAATGAAGCTAATTGTGATATTACTCTTAATATTCGTAATACAAATCTAGATGATATTCTAAGAAAAGAAATTACTAAATTTCCTACTACTGTTATTACTAAAGTCGATAATGATTATAAAAGAAAAGAATTAGCTCGACTTGAAGGTAGTTTTCCTAGTGATTATATTAAAGATATTATTAACAAACTTGAAAAAGAATAAACTATGACAGTTAAAGAACTTATAGAAATGCTTGAAACTTGTGATAAAGAATCAATAGTATATATTAATTGTGGAGATGATATTAATTCTATTGATGAAATATATGATTATAGTAATAATTGTGGAGAAGTTATAATAGTTAGTAATTAATTAAATCTTAAAGTTATGACAGTTAAAGAACTTATTGATAAACTTCAACAATTTGATGAAGATAAACTTGTTTTAGTTGAAGATACTGAATATAAAGAATTTCAGGCTATTGATGTTGAACCGGTAGATGATAGATTTATAATAATTACTACTACTATTAAATAAATAATTAAATTTTAAAATTATGGCTAAATTTATTGGAGTTAAAATGATTGAAGCTACTCCTATGAGAGCTTCTATGGCTTTGAGTGCAGGTTATAAAATTGGTAATGCTCATTCTGACGATATGGGTTATGAAGTAACTTATCCAGATGGATATAAATCTTGGAGTCCTGCTAAAGAATTTGAGAAAGCTTATTATAAACTTGAAGATCCTGCTGGAGATATTCTTAAAGAAAATGATATTAAAAGATTTATTAAAGGTATTGAAAATGTAAAAGTTGGTACTAAAACAACTAATACTACTCTTACTTGTCTTACTGGATTTGAAGTTCATGGTCAAGCAGCTTGTGTAAAACCTGAAAACTTTGATTTAAATGTTGGTGCTAATTACGCTCGAATTAAAGCTGAAGATAAAATTTGGGAAGGTCTTGGATTTGTTCTCCAATGGGCTAAATATGGACTAAAGAAGTAAATAGTATTAATGCTAATGATTTATATGTTATACTTAAAGCTGGCTCTAATAGAGCTGGCTTTATTAAATTTGATGATTAGCTTGGAACCGCTACGAGTGCTACGCACTCTTCGCTATACTCCCCGTAGAGGATGGAATGGTAGTTGCGCTAGTAATATTAGTATAGTTATTAATGATAATGATTATATTGATTGAATGAATACTAGTCTATTCCATCCTCTACGGGGAGTTGAGCGTAGCGAAGCGGAGCGTTCTACTAATCCTTAAACTTATAGTCGTTGGCATGACTGAAACCTCGGTAGCTAAGCTAGTCTTACTACTGGGGTTTATTTTTATCTTATTGTTAAACTTAAATATATTATAATTATGGTTGCATTTATTGTTCTTCTTGGAATTATATTTGGTGGTGTTAAACTATTGGCTGTTGCTAATAATATTAGTGATAGTGAAGCTATGGATAAGTATAGTGGAAAACTATTTGTTGTTGGTATTATAGTTTTTGTTATTCTTATGTGTGTTATTGGTAATAATGATGATGGTTTTAATTAAGATAAAAGTAAAAGGGCTTGTCTAGGTAGTAATACCATAGGCAAGCCCTTATTTTTTACTAGGTTCAAGTCCAGCTTATTCAAATATATCTTTAGCTATATCTTTATAAGGTATAATACTAAGTATATTTTCATCAAGTTTATAATAACTATTATTATTAGGTAAATCAAGAACTCGATTAATACTACGAACAACAGGTATATTACGAATAGCCATAACTTCAAACTTGTTCATACCTTTATATCTACCAGTAGTATATTCCTCAGTAAAATCTTCTTCAATAAGGAATCTAGCAGCCATAGCAATAGTACCAAGTAAGTCATTAATAGTTTGTCCAATAGCAACAGGACTAGACCATAACTTTTTACCTTCAGCATAAGCACCAAATGGAGTAAATGAAGCAGCTTCAGAAGCAAGACGGTCAGTATGATAAAGCATAAGATTATACATAATACTTTCATCATCATCACCGCCCATACCAGTTATAGCAATTGCTCCAATAATAGCAGCACCTACATAAAGTAAGTCACCTAAATTACGTCTAATATTTGCTTTTTCATGTTCAGGAAGAAGTTCATAATTAAGTTTAAAATTAACAGCAAATGAAAGTAAATTCTTACCATAAGTTTGGAATGCTTTAAGAACATCACTTACATTATTAATTTCTCCTACGTTAGTTTCTTTAAATGGAATAGTCAAATAATCATAAAGACTAGTATAACTACCTTTTTCAATAGTACCTAGAGTTTCATTATAATAACCGTTCCAACGATAACGTTTCTTAAAACCAGGATAAAGATGTTTATGATATTGCATAACCGTACCACCCCACCAATGTTGTTCTATATTAGCAGAACCAAGTTTATCATAAACACCATGAACTTTCTTATTTACTTCACGAACTTTATCAATAAATTTAGCATATTCTTTAAGAGTAAGTTTACTATCAGATTTTATTTGAGCAATTCCATCTTTAAGTTCAAACTGATTATAAATATCTGGAAGTTTAGCAAACTCTTTATCAATATTCTTAATAAGTTCTTTACGTTTAGCTATATATTCTCTTTGTTGTTCTTCATTAAGATAAGTCTTAACAAAATCAAATATAGGATTAGCTTTAAATAGATTATATTTAGCTCGTTTTTTATTATCAGCTTTAGCTTCATCCATGAACTTATTGAATTGTTCAAGTAGAGCTTGGTTCTCCCCTCCACGGGGAGTATTTATTACAGACATAAGAGCATCTTGTTCAGCTTTACGATGATACATTTCTTTACTCATTATATCATAACCACCTCTACCATTATCAACAAGTCTATGAGATTTAAGCATAGCAAATAGCATAACATTTTGCATATAATGTTCACCAACAGATTGAGGACTAAATAGTAATCCACGAACTCTACGAATATTTTCTTTAAGACCTTCAACAGTACTAACTTCAGTTACTCTATCAAAGTCAACTACATGACTAAGTTTAATAATAGCATCTTGAAGTGTACTACTATTTTCACTATACATATTAGCCATATAACTAACAGTTCCTTTAATCCATTCAGATTTACCAGCTTCCCAATCTTTAAGATTAATATATTCACCAGCAGCTCGTTCCATAAATATATTACTAGAACCAGTAAGAACGTTAGCAATACCACCAGTAATGTTCATCATCATATATTTACTACCAGCAATGTTTTGAGCAAGAGAACCAAGTTTAACTAGATTAGGAGTTTTATTATCTTTATATTGTTCAAATACAAGACGACGAATAAAACTTCTAAGATGTTCACTAGTTCTAGTTTGTTTTTCTTGTTTATATTCAATTTCACCACCAGCACTAGCTTCTCTATTTTCAGTTATACTACCTTTATAATTTATATCATAAGCAGTATTACTAGTAATAATTTGGTCAGCAGTATAAAGAAGATTTTTAACTGTTTTAATAGCATTATATCTATTACTTTCAATTAAGAAACTATTAAATACTTCTTCCCAATTACGATTAAGAATATCATTATGAATTTTATTATTCTTTTCAATAATTTCATCTCTAGTTTTAATAGCAGCAGCTTTACGTTTACTAAATTCCTCATCACTTTCATTAGGTTCTTTAAATTTAGGTATAGTAGGAAGTTGTTGTGTATCTTTATTAGCTAATTGAGATAATCTAGGATTAGGAATATCATAATCTTTATCAAAAGTTAAATCTTCATTATTTCTCCATCCAGTATTATTAGGAACATTAGCAGTCCAACCAAGAAAACTAAGAGCTTGTTCAAAATAATCTTTGACAGTCATATCTTTAGATTTAGGTAAAGCTGGAAGATAACCCATATCAACATATCTCTTATTACTATTAGTAAAACAATACTTTTTCATAAGTTCATTTACTTTATTCATAAGTTCAAGTTGATACTCATTAAGATTAGTATAAGCAGTATTATCATATCCAGTTCCTACTTTATACTTATTAACAAAACTACTATATTCTGGATTAATAAGTTCTTCTTTAGGAGTAATATGCATTTGATTAATACGTGGTTCATAATTACCAACAACAGCTGAACCATCATCTTTAATCATTTGCATAGTAGTCCAAATACGAATAGGTTTAATAGTACGAGTGTAAGGGTCAAAATAATGATTATCTCTATACCATTGTTTATATTCAATACTATCAATACCATATTTGTCAAGAACTTCTTTTTCTTTTATATAGTAATATTGAGTAGTAGTTTCTCTAGTTCTCTTTTGAAGAATATTAATTGCAGCAGTTCTATCAATATCAGTCCATTTATCTAAATCTTTAGGTTTAATAATACCATAAATAGTTCGATTAGGTCTTTCTGCAATAGTTCCATTTTCTTCAACTTGTTCACTAAATACTTCTAGCCATTTATCATAATACTTTTTACCTTTAGCAAAAGCTCTATTTTTATCAAGTTCATATTGTTTCCAATTATAAGTAACATCACATTCACTTTCAATAAATTCAGCAACACGTTTTGCTTTATCTTTATCAGTACTCTTTTCACCTCTAGTAATTTCATTAAATACTTCAAAACCAGTCTTGAGTTGTTCTAAATCTTCTTGACTAATATCAGCAGTATTAAGAGTTCTAGTAGCATTATCAAAATATTTTTCAAGTATTTTATTAATAGCTTCTCCTACATTAATTTCTTCTTCGCTCTTAGATTTATTACCTGTAAGATAATTATAAAAATCAGCACGATAAATTCTTAATTCATCTTCAGCAGAACGAATAATACCAACATAAGGCATACCATTACCTTTAGTATATTTATATTTTCTAACTGTTTCAGTTTTTATAAGAGCTGCACGTTCTTCAGGTATTTTACGTCCATCAACTACATTAAATTCATCTTTAGCTTGAAATTCTCTAATAGCAAGATTAAGAACACTATTACCTTTATTAGCGTCTTTAAGTTCTTCAAATGCCCAATTTAAATCTTCTATATCTTTAATATCAAGAATATATCTAGTATTCTTACGAATCCATTCTTTAGCCTCACGATATTCAGGAACTTTCATAAGTTCTTCCATACTAATAAGAAGATTACCATTAGCGTCACGTTGACTTTCATATTTACTAATAACAGAAAGTTGTTCTTTAAGTTTAGAATCAAATCCTTCTTTAGCTTGCTTATCATAAAACATTTCTTTTACTTTACGAATATTAGTTTGATAAGCACGAAGTCTTTCAGCTACATTTAAATCATGACCAATTTTTTTATTACCATCTTCATCGTAAAGACTAGTAAGACTATCCATTTGAGCGTATATACGTCCAAGTTCTTCATCTTGACTTTGCGTAGTAACATTATCAGTAGCTTGGCTTAGAATATCTCGTATTCTACTATTAAGTCTTTTATATTCAGCAAATTCTTTAGGAATACCATCATCTCCTTTTTTAAGTCCTAATAAACTTCTTTCAAGATTTATAATATAAGTAGAATATTCAATAGTAACATTATTACCATCTTCATCTTGAACTGTAATTGGTTTAAGCTGATGAATAGTAGTCATATCAATAAATTTAGCTTTATTAGATAAAGCAATAAGATGCTCAACACTATTTATACCAAATTTTTGTTCAGCTTCAATAGCAGCATCTCTATATTTCTTCATCTTTTCTTCCCAAATAGGATTATTAGATTGAATTAATCTACCATCATCATCAATAATACTATCAAGACTAACAGATTTACCATCTTTAGCAGCTCTAGATTTAAGTTCTTTAAGATAATTTCTAAAGTCATTAGATTCTTTAATACCATTAAGACGACCTTCTTCAACAGTACCCATTACATCTTTAAGTATATTCTGCAATACAAAGTTACGATTAGCACGAATATCTTGTATCCAATAATCCATAAATCCAGTATCACCATAAGCATCAAATTCTTTCATAAGACCACTTATATAATTAGGATTAGTAGTACGTAATTGAATCCATCTTTCAAACCAATCTTTTCTAGCAGAATGTACAGTAGTATTAGAATCAACTTGATTAACTAATTTTTGAATCTTTCTAATATTCTCTTTAGTTTTATCATCAAGATTTGTACTATCAATATCAATTTCGCTAATAAGTTTATACTTATTTTTAAATGTATTGGCATTAAGAATAACATCTAAAAAGCGATTTTGAAGTTGTTCATCTTTAAGAACTTTACCAATAACATCTTTATCGTTAATAGGTTTATCAATACCGTCAATTTTAATAAAACGATTAATATCATTAAGAATATTATTAGCTTCAACATCTATATAATTAGCTATAACTGATAATGAAAATTCAGAATTATCAGAAAGACTACTACTATCAAGATAATTAATTTCAGCATTATTAAGAGCATTAAGAACATTTTGAGCAGCAGGTTGACCATGACGAACAGCACGAGATATAATTAAACTTGCATTTTTAGCAAATCTACCAATAGGAGTTTGGTCATCAACACTACTATATCTATCAGTATTACTAGTAACTCTATTTATTTCATTTTCATTAATTTCAATAAATAAACCAAGTTTATTATCTTCAATATTAGGATATTTAGCTTTATATTGCTGTAAATCATTACTTAAATTAATAGCAGTAGTTCCATTAATATTAAGATAAAATTTATCATTAATAGTATATATAGTATTATTCTCAAAAGGAGTATTCATAAAAGGCTGGAAATATTCATCAGATATATATTTACTATATAGTTCAGGAACTTCTTTATAACCTTTATTTACAGCTTCATTAATGTTATCTTTAATACCATCAATAAATTTATCTCGTTTTTCTTGTTGAGTAAGACCTTCATAAAGAAGAACAGCTAATGGTTTATGAATATTATTATTAGCTATAATACTAGGCTCAATACTATTATAAGTTTCAAATGATTCAAGTCTATCAATAGGATAATAAGCTAAAGTTCCATCATAAGTTCCTTTAATATATAAATTTCTATTAATTCTAATAACATTAATAGCATCTCCATTTCTTATTATTCCTATATTATCAAGATTTTCTTGATTATTAAAAGTAATAATACCACTTCTTTTTAGACTATAATTAATTTTATTATTAGTAAGTCTTTTAAATGTATAACTAGGACAATTAAAACTATTATAATTCTTACGAATAAAACCAATTATATCTTCAACATTATCTTTATCAACAAAACCATAGTTATTAATGCCTTTCATAGCTATATCTCCAATAGCTATTCCACCCTCACTCAATCCTCTAAGGGGGGTATTACTTATAAGTCTACTAATATTTCTAGTTCTGAATTTATGGCCTTCAACAATAAAAGCATATTTAACTAAATCAAGAGCTGTAAGTTTAATGAAAGGATTAGGATGATTCCAAGCTCTATCAAATAATCTATGAGCTTCATCATTAGTAATATCACCTTGTATATAATTAATATATTGAATATTTACATTACGACGATTATTTCTTTCATCATTAGCAACTATTTCAATATGTGCAAATATACTACCATCTTGACTAAAATTACGTTTAATCCAATCAACTTTCTGAGCAGGAGTAAGTCTAGCAAATACATCAATTTCAATTTGTGTAGGCTCAAATATATTTTTAACTACAACATCATCTGTTTTAATATTAACTAATGTACCACTAACTCTACCAACTTCTAAAGCTCTAGATTGACCAGTACCATATTCTTTAATATATTTAGGATGAACAAAATCACCATTAACAACAGTAACAGGTAAATTAAGATAAGAACTACCATTATTACCTACTTCTAGTTTATTAATAAGATAATCTTTATAGTCATTATATAACTTTTCAGTCATTATTCCTCCTTTAGTCCATTCTGCTATTCTATATACATAATCAATAAATACAGGATTAGCAGTTTCAAATACTTGTTGAGTAGCTTTAACACTAAGAGCAGTACTCATTTGTAAAAATGCAGCTAAACTAGGATAACTACTTTTAGATATATCAGATTTAATAAATGCATTTATACCACCACTAATATCAGGAAATACACTCTCTAACAGCAAGGTTTGACCCCCCGTAGAGGATGGAGCATAAATATTACTATTCTCAATAACAGTTCTAGCATCTCTAAATACTTTATCACTAGCATAAAAACTTTGTTTAGCACCATATTTATCAGCACTAAGAATATTAAGATTATTACTTATATCCTGTCCGATTGAGTTTAGCCGATTGAATTGTGCTAGAACATAAAGGTCAAATAAAGCCTGCTGAACGCCATTCATTTCCCCTCTAAGACGAGATTTATATGCGTCTGATGAAAATATAAGGTCAGGTGATGAAAATGCGTCAGAAACGCTTAAATTGAATAATTTCTTGAAAGTTTCACCATAACTTTTATCGATAGTTTCAATTAGCTTTTTACGTCCAGCAAAATTAACTTTTTCACCAAAACCAAGACTATGAGCAACTTCTCTAATAGCTTCAGTAAGCGGATTTTTAGTACCTTCCGCAAGAACACTATTAGTTTCTTTCCATTTACGAACTAGTATATCAATAGCAGGTTGCCACATAAATCCAATAGCAGTATCATAATTACTTCCAAAGTCAACAATAGTTTTGAAAGCATTAAACGTATAAGTATTTTCATTATGTATAGCTCCCTCTTTCATAACATCAAGAATATGAGCAGTAGTCTGAGAACTATAAGGATTAATTAAATAGCCATCAACATTCTTATCATCTCCAGACCAACCAAAATTTTTATGAGTAATACGAATATGTTTATTACCAATAGTTTCAACATTTTCTTTACCATATCTATTAACAGCTTCTTGCTCACTAATCACATCAGTAGTGTACATAACTTTAATACCTTCACTATGATTAGCTTTAGTAACATTTCCAATACTCATAAAAGTATCTCGATTAACACTGATACCTTTAAGTTTAATACCAGAAGTAGCAGCATCAAACCAATCAAGTTGAGTAAAGAAATCACTAGGAGCAACAGTTGTTTTATTAGCACCAACTATTTCTGCATAAGTTTCATTAGCTTCTTTGACATTTTCAAAATTAGAAGTAGTAGTATTTTCTTCAAATGCAGCAGGATTATTAAGTATATCAATAAATGATTGAATAATAGCATTAGTTCTAGCAGCTTGACTACTTGTATCCTCCACGGGGAGTTTCAAGTATGATTCGTAAGACTTAAGTCCACCATCATTAGCAATTTTTTCAACAACTTTAAGATTGCCATTATAACCTTCAAGAGTAGCATTAATAGCATCTTCACTATTTTTTAAAGAAGCTCTAATATTACCTTGTTTATTATAAGTCTTACCAAGAATTTTACGACTAGCTTTATCTACATTATCTTTAACATAATTAATATATCCTACTTCATCTTTAGTATATCTAGCATGAGTAATTTCAGTTGGAACACCTTTAACAAGATTAAATGTTTTAGACATACCATAAACACTATCAACGTCAAAGTCAGAACCAGTTTGAGTAACCCATTCATCAGGAACAACAACAGTACTACCATAAGCATCTGGAAGAAACTCCTTAACATACATAATACATATAGATTGCTTACCTTCAGTAGGAATACGATAACCAATCATAGTACGTAAGCTATCAGGAATTTGTTTAATATTTAATCCTTTAAGTTTACTACTCCATCTAGGAAGTTTAATTTCAGTATAATAAACAGGAGTGCCATCAACTTCTCCAATCTTTTTATATTGAAGTTTACTATCTGTTTGAGTTTGTTTATCAACTTTAAAACCAAAATCAGATAGCTGAGCAGCGTGCCAACCACTAATAAGTTGTCTAGTAATATTAGTATTAAAATAACTATTAGCAATACTTTCAAGTTTACTATTAATATTAGATAAGAATAAAGGAAGATTATTAAATCCAGCACTATCTAAATCGAAAAACTCAAGAAGAGCTTTTTCAACTCCTTGTTGTTGAGCATTTTCTTTAAATCTATCAAAGAATACAAAACGATTAAGATTTTTAATAGTACCATTAGAATTTAAATCAATATGACCATTATCATCTAATCCAATACCAAGTTCAGCACAAGTTTTTTCAAAACTATTTCTAATATTAGCTACATAGTTATTAAATACTTTACTCTTAAGGTCATTAAGTTCAGTTCGATTAGGAAGATTATCAAGCATTTTCTTCATAATCTGAATAGCAGCTTTATTACTAGCATCAACCATATGTTGAGGAACTTCTTGCTGACGATAAAGATAATTATAACTAAATAGTTCAGAATTATCAAATACATTATTATCAAATTCTTTAAGAACTTCATCAGTTAAAACACCATCATTATTCCAAAGTGTCATTCGATTATGTTGTGCAACTTTAACAGTTTCAACAGTATTAATTTGATGAATACCTCTATTAGTCATTATATTATAGACTTTTTCAAGTTCTGTTCCTTTAATAAGTTTAGGAATAAGAACAAACTCAGCATTTTTTACTTGTCTAGGAACTTCAATACCAACAGTAGTATCATAATATAAATCATAATAGAAATTCTTTTGAATTTGAACTTTATTAGCAAATTTAGTCCAATCAATTTTATCTATTGGAGTATCATCTGTAAGACTTTGAATAAGTCCAGCATATTTATCTAATTCACCAGCAGCAGTAATACGACGAATCCATTCTTCAAGAGTAATATATGATTGAGCATCATTAGCATTAACTCCACCTTTAAATGGTTCTAGTATTCGTTCTCTATCTTTTTTATCAAGTCCAGCTTTTTTAAGTTGATTATCAAGTCTATCAATAACAACTTTATCAGAAGCTTTAAAAGTATTATAAATAGTAACACCCCTAAATTTATCTTGAAGAACTACTTTTCTACGTTTAGTAACTCCATTAACAGTATAAGGAACAGTAACAGCATTACCTTTAATAGTTATATCATATAAATCAGTAGCTATATCTAAATCATTTTTAGTAAAGTCTGTATTACCAAAAGGATTACCACTAGCTTGTACTTCTTTAATACGTTTTAGAATAGCTTGACCATTCTTATAAAAACTTTGGTCACCACCATACATATCGTACATACTATCTCTAACAAGATAATCATTAACTAGAAATTCAGCTAAAGATTCATTATTAATCCTATCATCAATAAATGTACCATATTTATTTTTAAGTTCTTTATAACCACTAGTTATATATTCATTTAACCAATCAGCAACAGCATCTTCAAGAGCAATACGTTGTTCTCCATTAAGAACTACTTGATTATTAACATAGCTAAGCCCACGTGTAGACCCCCCGTAGAGGATGTCAATAGTCTTGCCATATCCAATTAGTTCATTAAATGCTCCATTACTATTAGGAGTAATTTTACTAACTAAACGTTTAAAACTAAATACTCTACCAGCTAAAACTTTATGTCCATCTTTAGTAATAAATACATTACCTTTTCCATCTTTATGATATTGATTATAAAAATGTTCAGGTTTATTATTATAAATATCACTAAATTCAAAATCTCCATTAGTTAAAATAGGATTACCATTAGCATTAGTCTTAAACATTACATTAACAGCTTGAGCCATATTAGTAAGTTCTTGAATAACTATATTATAATACTGTTTAAATAATGGATGTTCTCTATTTATAATTTTAGTTCCATCTTCTAGTTGACTACGCAATCCAGCAAGACTATATCTAGGAGCAGTAATAGTAAAGTTTTTAGGAGCATCACTAGGTATAGGAAGTAAATAATTAGCAGTAGGAGTTTCAGAATTATTAATATCAGTCATAAATAATCCCATAGCAGTAATTAAATAATCACCATCACTCATACTACGATATAAGTCATTATTATTATTATCTAATTCACTAATACCATTAAGAAGAGAAGTTTTAAACATACTACGAGCATATTCAGTAAGTTTAGGAGTTCCATTTCCAACTCTTCTAAATAATCCATAATTAATTATATTACCATTACTATCTCTATGTTCAAGAAGTAAATTACTATAATCATATTGATGACTAGCAAACTTTTGTTTAGCATAAGCTTCAGCCATAGCATTTTGTTCTTCAACAGTAGATTTGTCATCATTAATTATTTTAGCAATATTAGTAATAAAACTTCTATTAATAACATCAGAACTTAAATTACCTTCGGGATTACGAGAATTAAGTTCAACAGGAATATAAATAATATCTTTAAAAACATCAGCCATTTGATATATAATAGAAGTATCACCTCTATTAATAAAACTATCAGGCATTTTAGTTCTTTTATCCTTTTTAAGTGCTTCTACATATTTATTATAATTTTCAACTGTACGATTAATAACATTAGCAAAATTAATAAGATTATTAGCCATAGCAACACGACCAATTTTAGCAATAGCTAAATTAAAACTAGCTTGATTAATATCTGGAAATATTTCTTTAAAAGCATCATATAAATAAAGATTAGCATGAGAAGTATTTTTATATCTATCATATATACGAAACTTTTCACGAGCAGTAGGAACACGATTAGTAATAATATTATTCTTAACATTATTATAAAAAGTATTCTGTAAAATAGTACGAGAATCAGTATTAGGATTAGTTACACGAGCACGAACATAACTATTACCATTAGAATCAGTTTGAATATAAGTTTCAATTTTAGATATAATAGGTTTATTAAACACCATCATATACTTATTAGCAAATACTTTATTTTTGCTAAGTAAATCATGTAATTGAATTAAACATTCACAATTTGGAATAGTTTCAGATATACGTTTAAGACTAGCTATAAAATTATCTACATTACTAGTATCAGCACTAGCATATAATATTTTAGATAAGTAATTAGCATCAGAAAAAGTAACAACTCCTAATTCATTATTAGTATCAAAAGGATAACTTCCATTATCAAGTTGAGAAGCAGCAGTAAGTTTAGGTAAACTTGCAAGATGATATTTAATAATTTCTTCTACGTGTTTATTAAAATCTTTAACTTCACCAATACTTAAATTCCAAAGTTGAGTCATTAAATCAATACCATCATCTATACTATTTTCATCACCTTCAGTAGAAGTTTCATCAAGATATCCGCCTAATTCTTCATAATCAGTAGTTTGATATAATTCATCTCTTTTAATAAGTTTAGCTACATTTTTATTATTAAAAAGAGCTTCATTAAATTCAGTATTAGTTAATGAACGTAGTAATGCACCATAATTAAAATCTTGAGCATTACCATATTTACGAAGAAATGCACCAAGACCATTAATTTTAGTAGCAGGATTTGGATTATTAATAAAACTATTAAGTTCATTATTTCTAGCTTCATCACTTCCGGCTAATTTTTTAGCGCGTTTAAGTCCAGCATTAATAACAGTTTCATTAGTACGTTTTTTAATTTCATTAAAATTTAATGGAGCACCATTATATAAAAAATTAAAACTAAGTTTATTCATAATATCAGCCATATAAGTAATAGCTGTATCTCTAGCTTTAATTGTACTAAACAAACCACGTTCTTCTTTTTCAGCAACAGAAGCTACATCATCCATATTACGGAGTTTAATAGCTCTAGCTTCAAGAAGAGCATTATAAGCTTGTCTTCCAGAAGTTTTAACATTAATACCTTTATCAGCTACAATCTTCTTAAAGATTGGGTCTTCAACCATAGCTATAAGACTATAATAATCTGCATTATTAGAACCATGTTCTTTAATAATAACATTATTAAGATTATTATATCCTACAAGTTTAATATTTCCACAACTCATAAGTTTATATTTAAGTTTAAATTCATTAATAGTAATACCTCTATGACTAATGTAAAGTAAAATTTAATTACATCGTCATAGAGGCTGTTTTCTTTCGTTTTAAGCGACTTTTATCTTTACTCGATTAATTCTACATACAGCTAAAACTGATGCGTCCTGTGTCAAGCAAAGTGGCAAATTCGGACTGTTGTTCTATTGGTAAACGGCTAGTCAATTCAGCCATATTCAGCACTATATCATCATCAACACTACTAAACATATTAAGTCCATCATTAAGATTATCATTATTATAATTATAATCTTGACTATTATCTTCATTAGGGTTTTCAATTTGCTCTGTACTAGTAGTTTCTTCTTCAAACTGAAAAGTTCCTTGAATAGCTTCTTGATTACTTTCTTTAGGCATTTTTTTAATAGCTTTATAAGCATCTCTAGCAGCAGCTAATAAACTATCTTCATTAATCTTAATACCTAACATATCAGCAATAACTTCAAGAAGTCTACTAAATAAAGTCTTACGTTTATTAACTTTTCTATTATCATATTTAATTTCATTAAGTGCAGTCATAAGAGCATTACTAGTAATACTTTCAACTAGAAATTCTTCAAGAGCTTCACTTGTATTAAAGTTCTCAAACAGATAAGGTTTAAGTCTTTCTTTAGTAGCATCATCCTGAGTATCAAGCCAAAACTTAAATTTATCATAAATAGGTTTAACTAAAGCAAGAGCTTGTTCAGTATTATATTTAGTATAAAGTTGTCTATGTAAACTTTCATGAAGTATAATATTAACAACTCGATAAACTCTTTGACCAGCAATAGCAGAACTATTAAGTTCAATAGTATCTGTATCACGATGATAAACAGCATTAACTTGATTACCATTATTATCAGTAATACTATCTACAACTTGAATATTCTTAGGCAATATACCAATCTTTTGAAGAGCATTAATATAATCAATAGCAGTTTGGTCATTAGCAAAATACTTTTTAAGTCCACGAGTTAAATTCTTAGCTGTTATAGCAGATTCAAAAGAATTAAAATTAATAGCATTAAGAGTATCATCTAACATGAACTCTGATAGCTGTTCAGGTATTGCTCCATCCTCCACGGGGGGTCTACCCTCAAGTTCATAAGTAATATCGAGTTTAGAATGAATATCTATTTGCCAATTACCAGCAGTTTCATTAGTATTAGTATTAGCTAATTTAGTTCTAACTAAACCATTACTAATAATAAAATCTTGATAACTATTATAACTATAAGTTTTACCATCAATATTTATAATAGTTTTACCATTTTCACGATAAATATATTTATTAGTTTTATCATTAGTTTTTGTACTATCATTAATAAAATCTTTACTAATAGCAAATTGGGCATAGTTAAACATTTCATCAATAACAGGACGAAGAGCATTATCTAATTCATCAATAGTACTAGCATTAATACCATAACTTTTACCTATTTTAAAAGCACTATTAACAACATAAGGAGAATTAATAATAATATTACGTTTATAATTACCAGCATCAGAATTAATAGTAAAAGCATAATCCTTACCATTAAAATGTGCACCTTTAACATAAAAGCCTATATTAGTAGGATTAATACTAATTTGAAGTCCAGTATTTCTATCTCCGTTAATAAGTTTATTATTTCCAAATATATCTCCAAGACTTTGTTTAAGTTCACCAAAACTTATTTTACCACTAATATAATCTCTACAAAGGTTATTAACTTCATTTTTAATAGAATTAATAATACGTCGAGCATCACCTTTAAGTAGATTACTATTTAATGGAACTTGTTTACAAAAAGCATATAAAGAAGTACCGTCACTACTTGGAATACTAATAACAGGCATACCATTAGTAGTAAGATTTTCAATAATAGTAGGTTTGCTTTCTCCATTAAGATATACTTGACCTTGTACAACTACACCAAGTTTGTTAATATCTTCGTTATAATTAACTACTGTTTCTTGTATATCATTCCATTCACCATTAGTATCATCAATAGTATTAAGAACTCCATATTTAACATTAACAGCTTTAATCTTACCTTTAAAATCACCTTTTACTATTGTAATAGCTTGGTCATAACTATTAAGAAGATTATTAAACCAACGATTAATACTAGCTTCATGACTATTCTCATAAGGCTGATTAAATATATATTTAGTAAGATTAACAAGATGTCCAGCTAAATCAAAACTTGCAATAGGAGTAGTAAAATCTTTAACTATATCAGGATATTTAATTTCAAATTCTTTAAATAGATTAACAAGTTCTTCTTGTGTAACTTCATCCTTAACGGCAAGTTCGTATAAATGACCAATAAATTCTTCATCAAATCTATCACCATCAAGAATACTAATTAAAGCATCTTTAAGTGGAGAAATAACTTGACCATTTTCAGCATGAATATTATATTTCCAACCTTGATTAACCATATCATAATTACCAAACTTATCAATATTTGGAACTCCTATATAACCAATAATTGTACCATTAGCAAGTATATTAATGCGTCTAAGCTTACTATCATATTCAGTTTCTAGATAATCACCTTGTTTAATAGAAGTAAATGCTTTAACATTTTCATTCTCTACTATATACTTAAGATTAACATTATTAGTATGTTCAACTTGAAGTCTTTCAAGACGTTCTTTAGCAATACCATCTACATATTGAACAAATTGTCTAGCATTAAGTTTTTTAATAGTTGATTCATCAGTAGCACGATATTTACCTTGATTATTGGTACTGGCGTAAAGATAATTTTTTATTTGATTAAACAAATAATTTTTAATAATTTTATTTCCTGTAATACTATCTATATATTCAACTAATTGACCAATACTAAGATATACTTTACCGTTAACAGTTTTACCTCTAGTATTACCTTCACTATCAATACTATTAGCAAAATCATTCATAACAGCTTCAATATTTTTTTCATTACCTGTTATTGTAGCATAAGTAGCATTAAGTAATAAACGTCTTGTACTATCATCTTGAACAGAACTATATAAACTACCACCTGTAAGACCATCAATAATATTATTAACTATGTCAGTAGCTTCCGTTTGTTCAAATCCAGCTTGATTAAGTTTATCAATAATAGATTGTCTAGCATTAAGTAAATCACTACTAGTAGATTCATGTCCTAAAGAATCTTCTAAATCAGCTATACTTTCATAAACTAAATCAGTACCTATTTGACCACGTTCGAAATCATCATCTGGAAGAGTATTATTAACTTCAGGTTTAGGAGTACTAATAGGCTCTTGAGGTTGAGTTTGTTCAGTTTCAATTTGAGGTTGTTCAGGAACAATAGACTCACTTGGAACCGCTTCGCTTCGCTCCGCTATACCCCCCGTAGAGGATTGAGTTGATTCAGCATCAGTATCATCATTATTATTACTTTCATTAGTATCAGGATTAACAGGGGCTACTTCTTCTTGTTTAGTTTCATTATTTACATCATTCTCTATTTCTGCAATTTCAGCTAATTGGTCAATAGTATTTCTAAGATGTTCATTACCTTTTGATGTTAAATCTAGAGCAGCATAAGCATCTCTAATTATTTTATCAGCATTAGGATTATTACCATTTTCTTTATCTTTAATAACAGAATTAACATAATCTTTTCCATATTGTTTATAAGCATTACGTAAATCGTCCATAGCTTTATCAACAATTTTTTTACGACTATTATCAAAAAAGTTATTAAGATATGTTATTCTAGATTTAATATTATCATCAGATAAATTAAGTTGATTTTTATTAATCTCAGTATTAATTTCTGCATTAACAACTTCTGCTAAATCTTTAAATACTTCATTGTATTGTTTTTGTAATTGAACAGCTGATTGAATATCATTTCTATTTTCTATATCAATAGGAGTATAAAGTTTATTGATAGCATCAATTCTTTCATTTAATTGAGAAATACGTTCTTGCTTAACATTATTATTAATAGCTGCATTATCTTGAATAGTTTTTATATCTCTTTGAATACTATCAAGTATATGTTGATAAATACCATTTTTAGCAGATTGTATGTCAGTATCTTCTATATGATTATTTGTAATATCTTGATTTAAAACATCATTAGCCCAATTAAGAAGATTTTCATAATTTGTTTGACGATTACGAGCATGAACCATTTGAGTAGCTATAATACGTCCAACTTCAAATCCTCCACCAAGTCTATTAACTTTGTTTAAGGTAGTATTATAATCATTTTTAAGATTATTAATTTCAGTTTTAAATCTATTAATAAGTTCTCCACTTTCTTGTTGTTGAATACCAAGTTTGTTAACAATACTATAATTAAATTCTTTACTATTAATAGAACTTTCTAGAAGTTCTAAATTACCAGCATTCATAGAATTAATAATAATATTATCCATATATTCTTTTTCAGCTATATTACGAAGTTCTTCTTCGGTACCAGCAACAATATCAGGATTTACTTGATTACCATTTTCATCAGTTGTAGTTATAAAAGGATTCTTACCATTAGCAATAGAATTAAGTCTTTCTTGATATGCTTGAAATGTAGCAGTACGACCAAGAATTTCATTTTCTCTTTGTTTTTCAGCAGAAGTCCAATCTTTATCAAGTCGCTTATTAATAAACTCACCAGCTTTATTCATAACACTACTAAAAGTAACACCACCAAGAGCACCCCAAAATGCTTGTTCCCATAGCATTGGGTCTTGAAGATAATCTTTAATAGTTTGTTGAGGAATATCTTTATCAAATACTTTTTTACCATTATATAAACCATCTTTACTAGCTATATAATTAATAGCTTCTTCAACTCCTTCTGTCCATTCAGCTCTAACACCATGAAGAATATCATTACCCACATCTTTTAATGTACTAGTAATTGCTTGTTTAGTCGTTTTATTACTTAAAGCGTTAGTAATTGCAGCGGCATCATCAATATTACTATTAAATGCAGTATTTAAATTTCTAAGTCTAGAACTAGTTGTATTACCACTTAAAGCATTTTTCCATAAGTTCTTTAAACTATAAACTTGCCATATATCAAAAAGAACATTAGCCCAATCTTCAGCAAAAGTAATATCAGCACTATTTTTAGCAATATCTTTAGCTACTTCTTCATCAGACATATCTCTATATTTAGGATTATTATTATAAAACTCTTCCCTTTGTTTATCATTCATATTAGCAAGTTGAGTTTTAGAATAATCTTCAATATCATTATAAGTTTGTCTAGCTTCTTGATAATTTTCAAGATAACGAGAAGGAACTCCAATAGCAGTAGCTTCTGCTATTCTACTAGTAATGGCTCTACTCTTTTGAGTCATATTAATAGCATTAGCCATTTTATTAGCTAATTTATTAAACTTTATACCTTTACCTAATAAAGAAACACCTTTAGCAAGACCGGTACTAGGAACCATAAGAGTTAAAGAACTAGCTATACTAGGAGCATTACTAGCCCACCAAGCAAAATCTCCAATATCAAATGCAGCATTAGGATTTTCTCGATATATAGCTAATCTTTCATTAATAGATTCTTTTAAAGATTCAAGTCCAGAACTTATTTCAGATTGATAATCATTAGGACTATCACTAACCATATTATAGAAAGCATCAGCCAAATCAGCAAAACCAATAGCAGTACCAACAGTTATTTCATTACCAATTTGTCCAATCATTCTTAAACCTTGTTCCCAATTACTTTGATTAACAGCACGTTCTTTATCTAGTTTTTCAGGATCATCAACAGGATTAACATAAACATCATAAGGAGCATATTTATCTATATCATATTGATTAAGATTATATGATTGTCCAGCAATACGACTAAATAAACGACTACGACCCTGGTCACTAATAGAAGTGCCAGGGTTGTAATCAACTAAAGTAGGAGGCTGAACAGCCCCCTTTTTAGTTTTAGGATTATATTCAGGATTAGGTGTTTTATTACCACCTTGTAGAAACTTTAATACATCCATATTAATATAGATTATTAGTTAATTCATCATAGTAATATTGAATAACATAAGGGTCTGTACTACCACTAAGTTGTGCAAGTTTAGTAGCAACATTTTGTTGAATAGCTTGTACAGCTTGTTCATCTACAGCCATTCCAGCTTTAACAGCAGTAACTGTTTGTTCCCATTGAGATAAATTATCTATAATATCAACAGCACTTTCTTTACTAATCAATCCAATGTTTTGATTATTAGTAGAATTAATTAGATTAAAACCACCACCATTAGGTACTAATTTAAATTTATCAATTCCAGTAAATGCAATATTATTAGTAAGAGAAATAGGTCTATTAGCATTATAATAATTTTCAACTTTACCTTCTGCTTTCCAAGCAGTATCTTGATTCCAAGATTGAATAACAGCACTATCAATAGCTCCACTACCAACAAGAAGAGTTACAGGTTCTCTTTTAAGTTTACCTTCTGTATCATAATAACCTGCAATATTAATTTGAACACCAACATCTCCAGTTTTTGGGTCACGAACTATAGTAGGAATAATTTCATTTTCTTTAGCACTTCTAAGATATGCAGTATAAGCTTTTCTATCTTCAGAAGTCATATTTTCAAATACTCCATTTTCACTAGTAATATAGGCTTCTCCTTGAGTTAAATCTATACCACTACGAATAGCCATCATAGCTTGTTCTTCTTTATTCTTTTTATAAGCAGAAAGTTTACTAGCTTCTTCTGGATTAGCATTCATCATAAAATTAATTTCAGCTAATTCAGGAGTTAAAGCACTAATTCCAATAGTAGAAGAAGTTATTTTTCCACCATCAAGAACAGCATCATTTTTAGATTTAAGAGAATCGACATATCCTAATAAACCAACATAAGGTTCTTTATTACCAATTGGTAATCCTGCATGACTTTCTTCACCATTAGAATCAACTCTAACAAATTTATCACCATAACCAAAGAATCTAGTTTTAGCAGAATTTAAAAAAGAATTTAAAGCTCCTCTAGTGTTTTCAGCTTCTTGAACAGCTTTACCAAAACTATAAATAGATTTATTATAATCTTTTGGTAATTCAGCATATCTATAACCATTACCATCAGAACCAAATCTTATACCAAGACTAGCTGCTTTTTTCTCTCCACCTAAAGCACTAATAAATGAATTATATACATCATCATTATTAAAGTATTGTCTAATAGCAGAACTATCTCCAAATATCTGATTAACATATTTACTATATGTATCAGAATATTTATTAGAAGGTAAGTCACTCAAACTAATAATAGAATTATAAGTATCAAATCCATCAATATTATCTTGAGATTTACCAACTTTAAGATTATTAATATATTCTTGATTATCAATAATATCATTAAGATAACTAAGTGCATATGCTCTATCAGTAGGATTACTAATATTACTCATAATACTATTTCTAATAACATCTGTATTAGCAGTACTTAAATCAATATTAATATCAGGATTATATTTAGTAAGAAGTCCAGCTATTGATTGTCTATTAGTAGTAATTTCAGCTTGAGCTTGTGCAGGCATAAAATTATCAATACGAACAGGAGTACCTTTATAAGTTAAATTATCAATAGCTTGTTTTCTTTGAGTATTATTAGCAGCAGTTTTCTGAGCTAATGCTAATTGAGCTTTCCATGCAGCACCATATGTAGTATCACTAGTTTGATTATAAAAAGTAGCAGCATTATAGAAAGGGTCAATACGTTTAGCAAGATATTGTTCAGGAGTAAGAAGAATACCATTTTTATCTGTTATATCAGGATTACTTCCATTTTGGTCATACTTCCATTTAGCAATCTTATAATCTTGGTCAAGACTAGCTTTAGCACCAGGAGTATTTTCTATAACAGCTTTAACAGCTTCAGCAAGTTTAGCTTTACTTAATCTTTGCCATTGACCTTTACTATGAGAATAAATTTCTCCTGTAACTGATTTAGTAATATCATCAGTAACTTTACCACTAGCATCAAGCCATCTAGTTTGACTACTACCACCTTGTTCTTTAGCAGCCCATTGTAATGCTTGATTGAGTATTTGATTCATAGGAACTTCAGAAACTTCTCTATCTGTAGGAGTCCATTTAGTTCCACCAACAACATTACCATTCTTATCAGTTATATCTTGATAGTTATATTTATTAACAGCACGATAATAATTTTTATAATCTTCGGATAAATCATTACGTTTATCAAGATTATTCATATAAGTCTTATAATCTTGTTGAGCACGTAAACGACCAATCATTCCAGGACTAGAAGTTATATCTCCATAAGTACCAACTATATCATCAAGACTAGAATAAGCATTTCCATATTGCATATTCTCTGTAAGAGCATTTCGAACTTTATTAAGTTGTTCTTGACGCCAAGCATCTTCAGCTTCATTTAAATCTAATTGAGCAAGTTGAGCATCAATTTGAGATTTAGTTTGAATAGCTTGTTGATGTCCTTGTTCAAGAGTATTATAAGTTTTAGCTAAAACATTTAAGTCAATAGGATTAACTTGTTGTCTAAAAGTAGGAGTATAAAAATTTATAGGCATAGTTATTTTCCTCCAAGTTTTCTACGTTTACGAATTACAAATTCATCATAATCAACTCCAGCATCTCTCATTATTCTATCATCAACATTAGGAGCAGATGCTCTCATAGCACCAATAGTATTATTTAAAGCTTTACGATTTTCATATCTACTAATCATATCTTGAATACCAGCATTAATTCCAGTAAATAAATTATTTACATTAGTAAGTTTAGCTTCTCTAATACCATTATCAAATGCTGTTTTTCTATCTATATATTGATTGTATTGTTGAGCATTAAATTGACGTACACTTTGTTGATTACGTCTATCTTGATTAATAAGATTAGTTTCAATATTTTCTTTTTCACTATAAAGTTGATTAACAGCTTGACCAGCAGCATTACGAACTCTTTGTTTACGAGCTAAACCTACACGACTACTAGCAGTATTAGAATCAATATCACGATAAGCTTCAAATTTATCTTCTCTAATTCTATCAAGTTGAGGATTAATATTATATTTAGTTTTAAGTTTATTAGCACTAATAAGAGTAGGTCTGCCAGGACCTCTCATTTTATTAATAGCTCGTTTACTTGCAAAATAACTACCTAATCCTCCAGCAATATTACTACCAAGACCTATCCAATCAGCAGTAGTAATGTTTTTAAATTTACCTTGACCTTTACCATCAGATTGACTAGATTGTTTAGCAGGAGCACTAGTAGAAACAGGTAAAGTAGTAGGAATACTAGCTTCTATAGTAGGAAGATTACGATTATAAGTAGCAGTAGGAGGAGTTTTAGTAGAACTAGATTGAACTGATTGACTTGACTTATTCCTTCCTCTACGGGGGGTATTCCCTTTAGATTTAGTAGTAGGTAAATTTGGAATATTAGTATTATCAACAGTTATATTTTTATTATTACCATGACTCCAACCAGCTTTAACAAGACCACTAGTAATAGCAGGTCCATCATTAAATAAAGGAAGTTCACGTTCTGCATAATATTGAGGACGACGATTTCCATTATCTACTTTAGAATTTTTAGTAGGATTATCATTAAAAGTATTAGATTTATTTTTATGCCATCTTCCATTTCTAAATGTATATTCAGAACCAGAAACAGTTTCACCTCTAGCAGATCTATCAATAGGATATGGACTTGTTCTAGTAATAGTTCTATCAGTTATTGGAATATAATATCCATTATCTTCATCATATTCCCAAGTTCTACCATGACGATTAATACGTTTTCCACCATCTCTAAGTTTGTCGTGCCGACCCCCCGTAGAGGATGGAGAATGAAGTAATCCATTCTTAACATTACCACTAATACTAATAATCAATCCATTACTACCTTTCTTTCTAAGTTCAGGATATTTATTATAGACTTTAGCTTTAACATCATTTCTACCATGTAATCCAGCTAATCTTAAAGCATCAATAGCATCGGCTTTAGTAGGAATAGGATAACTTCTATGTCCTCCAGCAAAATCTTTTTTAGCTACACTAGGATAAGGTTTCTTTTTAGAACCATAATCTTTATCTCTACTTAAACCGCCCATAGCTTTTATAGTACCATCATCATTAATTTTATTTCTATCTTTAAAATCTTCTTGAGCTTTAAATACTTTATTAGGATTAGCTCCAACCATAACTAATTTAGCAGGACTAACTCCGTTAATAATTGGTTGAGCAGAATAAACTTTAAGTTCATCACCATTAGTTTCTACAATTTCACCATCTTCTACTTCAATACCAGTTTTATCACTAGGACCAATATCAATACCACCTTGACTATGTTTTCTTCCATTCATATAAAAGAAATTATTACCAAGAGGATGAGCAATACCACCATCAACTACATTAGGAACTTTTCCACCAGTAGCATATTGTTTTTGTGGAATATTTCTTCCATTAGTTCTAGGAGTTTGAATAATATTAAATGGAAAAGTTGGTCCAAGGTCTTCATCATTAGGAAGAGATTCTTTATTAAAATTCTTAACATAATCAACAAGTCTACCGGCAGTATTATCCATTAATTGTTCTCTATCATTTCTAGGTATTAAATTATTAATATCATTATAAAGAAATTCATTACCAAGTCTTATTAATCCGGTAGTTTTAGCTACTTTATCATAAACTCCACCAAGTGGAGGAATACCACTTTTAATAAATCTGCCATCTTTAGTAACTGTACCTTTAAATTCACTAGGCATGTCACTTATATGAATAGTTTTATTTTTTCTAGGCATTGTTATATAATATAATGAGAAATTAATATTTTATTGATTTTAAGGCTCTCTGTTGAACGATAACATATAATTCGATTAATAGTTCATACTTATATGTAATAATCCAACAGAGAGCAAAAGATTAGCGTCTACGTCCGCCATACCGATATGTTTTCAGTCTATCTCTATAAACCGATGGAGGCATAACAGACTGTTGATTATTACCATTAGTAATCCATTCAGGACGTTCAAGACCAGTTTTAGGAGCACTATAAACAGATTGGTCGTCTTGTTTAACTTGAATAGGTTCTTTACCTTTATTTCCAAACATACCGCCAATTAGACTTCCAGCAGCTCCAATGGCAGCACCAATCCAAGCTTTTCTACGTCCACCACATTTATATTTATTAATAAAGCTAGAACGTTGATACATAGTCATTGGATTAGTCATTGCATTAGAAGTAATATTAAGTTGTTGTTGACCTGATTGAAGTTGCTTACGTTTCTCAGCTTCTTGAGCAATACGTTTATTTTCATTAATTTGTTGATTAGCATTAATGCCTTGCCCTATAGTAGCACCTAATTTATCAAGTCCTTCTACACCAGTAACAGAACTTGCAAGACTTCCCAAACCAGGAAGAGCTTGAACAAGTTCTGTACCAAAATTAGCTTTACGTCTAATTCTTCCACCACATTTAAGGGTAAGTTTATCATTATATTGATTAACATAATCTTGATTAGAATAAGCACTAGTTAAAGCTTGAGCATTTTGTAAAGCATCTTTATGGTCTTGTGCAGCTTGAGCTTCTGCTTGAGCCTTTTCTTGAGCTTTCTTTTGTTTATTACCTTTAATTATACCACCAGCTATACTAGCAGCAGCACCAATAATAGCACCAATAAATGCTTTTTGTCTTTGTCTATCTTTGTACTGTATCATAATTTTCTAAATTGGGTTTGAGCACATTCAAGACTTTCAAATTCAATGCGCTTATTATCTGTATTATTAAATATGAAACGAACTATAAAATAATTACCATAAACTCTACGAAGTTTATCACTTGGAGAATTAGGATGTTTATTAATAGTATTACGAAAATAATTAAAGTTATATTGAGTTAGTTCATACCAAGGTTTTTTATAAGCATTAAACTTATTAAGTTTATCAATATTAATATCAATATCATCAGTATCATTATCTTCATTAAATATACGAAGTATATCTCCAGCATAAGGATGTTCTCTTAAATCAACAGGATTATTAATATTATCACTATAAATAGGAATATATATCTTACGTACTTTATATTTAATAAATTCAAGAAATTTAATAAGTTCATAAGATTCATTAATAATAATATCAATATAACTATTATAAACAAGTTCTGGTTCTTCGCCAACTTCTTGTCTTGAAATCATATAAAGACTATTACTATCATCTCCCATGTGAGTATTAAATCTACCATAATTATATTCATTAGTAAACACATGAAGAGGACAATTAAGTCTATCATTATTATGTTCAGTTTGAAAATAACATTTAGTTTTAGTTGACCAAGCATTATTAAAGTAATAATCATGTAAACTAATAAAGCTACCAACTTTATAATTAAAACTTATTACTTCATTATGAGCTTCTTCAATAATAGTTTTACTAACAGGATTTATATTATCATATGTATAATCAAACTTAATTAAAATACGATTATTATATTTATCATGAGCAAATCTAACATTATTAGGACGATACTTATCTAACCATAACTTTATATCTTCATACATTAATTTAAGTTGTCCATCATCAAATTGATAAAGAGTATGAAAATCGTCATTATAGAATATATAACCAAATTCTCCAACTATATATGCTAAATCATCTTGCAATCCACCATATCCTTTATCGCTAGTAAAGACTTCTTTATAATCAACTTCAAAAGCATCAGGTTGATAAAGTTGTACATTTTCATCTCTAGTTTTAAGTGCAGCACTAATATCAAACATAAACATACTATGTTGAGTATGTACTAATAAGTAATATCCAATACCAACAAGATTAGTAATTATTCCTTTATTTTCAGTAATATTTTTATAACCTTCAATAGGAAATACTCTCCAAGCATTAACTTCACTTTCATCTTGAATAATATTACTACGTCTTATAGTTTTATCAAAACGAGTAATATTAATAATATCATTACGATATTGAGTTAATAACTTAGGAACAAATTGGTCAACATTACCAATAGGGTCTTTAAATAAATCAACACTATTTTTAGGTTCTACAAACGTACCAAATGCAACACTTTTTGTATCAGTTTCTTCTTTAATACTAAATGCTATTTTACTAGGTTCATTATTAAAACATTTACTTTCAAAGAACTTATCGCTATAAAGAGGAAATTGAATATATTCAACAAAAGGTTTATCAAACCAACAAGGATGTGTACCATCAATATAATAATAAGGAGTATTATCAGGTGAATATAATCTATAATCTCCTTCATTCATAATAACTCTATTATCATTATATACTAATACTCCATCATATGTCATTCTACCATTATATCCATGTTCAATAGAATATGTTCCACTAGAATAACGAACATCATTAAGTCTTATAAGTTCTTTTTCTTTATTAATATAAATATTTCTAGTACAATTAAGAACAGTAGCAAGAAACATAGTTTCAGCATCTAAAGAAAGTTCTTTATAATCATCCATTTCTAATGCTGTACCTTTTCCAGCTCTATCATCTGCGATACTATCAGCTACTACTAATTTATAATTATTAATAGGTTTATATACATTTCTACTTATTACTCCTATAACAGGCATATTATAACTATATGGATAAGTAGTATTAACAACCATATCAACAACATCAGATTTTTCTCTAAACGGTTCAAATGTACATTTACCATCAATACGAATTATATTAAAATCATATTTAATAGTATCATCAATGTCAAATCTACCACTATATAGATAACATTTATCACTAGTATAATTATTAGAAACAAAACCTGGCTTAGCAGCATAATTAGATTCTTGCCATGTAACATTACTAGCTATATTAGCAAAATCTTTTCTAGTTAATAATCCTGTATATCTAGTAATAGGTTCTACTTTTTCATAACTAACAAACCAACCAACATAACCTAATTCTTTTATTTTATTCCAAAGATTATTATCAATATTAACATTAATATAGAACTTATTAAAGGTATCATTCATATTATATACAAAACCTCTAGTATGTTCTCCGCCAATAGATTCAGATTTAAATATTAAATCTGGTATTCTAAATAGTTCATCACCATTAATATTTTCATAATAACCAAATTTAGCTTCATTATCATAATTGCCATAAATACTTTGATCACTAGTTGTAGTACAGCTACCACTATTTATAACTTGATAAACATATAAATCATTATATTTATCTTTATCTTGATAGTCTATAAAATAATTAGAAATAAGAGTATATAAATCATCTCTATTAGTTGCTTCTAATTCGCCAGCACTATTAAGTAAAATATTAGTTAAAGGATTATTAATAGGTTCAGCAGTATAAACTACAATTTTACTATCAGCAATATATTGTTTAACATTAGAACTAATACTAGATATTGGAATAGTTCCACTAATTACAACCCAATAAGGAATAGTACCAGCAGTACCATTAATCCAATCAACAGTTATTATAGTACAATGAGAATTATCATTTATAACATCATTTATATATTTATCTTTATTAGATAATTTATATCCTCTACTAGCATCACCATACTTATCAACAAAATGAATAAAGAAATTATATACTTCTCCAGGAATAAGAGTATCATTCTTTTTACGTTCATTAAAATCATAAGAAGGATCAATTACACTATGAGTAATTCTCATTTTACAATTATCAATATCAAATTGAGCAGTTCCAAATATTATAACTCCGCTAGTAAATACAGCATCTTCTGTAAATCCAACACCATTATAAGTATAACAAACAATTTTAACTTCACTAGGTAAACTATAACTAGATATATTATTTTCATACTTATAACTAGTAGGAATAATAAAACAATTACATGCTAAATATTCTTTAATATTAGCTCCGCCTTTAGAACCTACTTTTATTACAGTATTATAATTAACTTTTAAATATTCATGAGCAGCAATACCTTGAATAACAGTTTCATTAAGAAGAGTTTTAAAAGTACGAAAAGGATATTGATTATTATTAAATAGTTTAGTATAATCAGCTATTTCATAATCTACAGTTCCAGTAAATCCAAGACTAGCCATTTTAAAATAAGGTCCTTTTTCACTAACTGCATGTACAACATTATAACTGTTATAATAAGCATTAACAGATTTATTTCTAAGTTTAATAACAATATCATTAACAGATTCTTCTAATGTTTTACCATCACTCAAAGTTCTATTATCATTATCACTTTTTTCATCATAATTAGCAATATATATTCTATTTTTATAATTAATAATGTTACCAACATTATAATAATTATAATAATCAGTAGTTAAATCTGCTATATTATATTCCACAAGTACATCTCTACTAAACTTAAAAATATTACTATTTAAATCATCAGTTCTAAAAGCTTGCGTACTATCTTTTTTACATATAATAAGTCCTAATTGATAAAGTCCTGAACGACCACCAGTAATACTTACTTCAAAAGTTTGATTACATATATCTTTAGAATCACTAAAAGAATCACTATTTCCATAGCAATATCCATTAGGGTCATCTTTAGGATCATAAACAAACTCTTTACGAAAACAAACTTTATTAATAACTTGTGGAATTATAACATCATTAAAAATAGGAAATCCAATACTATACCATTTAGTATAATTAGTCTTATCTATTTTATATCTAATAAACATAAAATAAAATCCTTTATAAGCAGCTCCACTAACATAATTTAAATTACTAACTGTGGGTAAAGTTACTTGAGGAATAATAGACATTTCAGTATCATGACTTCCAGAATCTAAATCAATATTAATAGTTTTAAGAGGAACATCAACAGAAGCATCACTTTCGGCAACAGCAATTATAAGATGATTTTTAACATTATATGTATATGTTCCTTTAATCTTACCGCCGTTATATTTCCAATTACTGTTTGCTCTATAACAACTAGAAGATTCTTCATTATATCTATAAATATAAGATTCATTATTATCTACATTAATAACAAATAAAATAAGTTCAGTGCTAGTAGGAATAACACCAACTATTTTAAAATTATTAATACCATCTTCATGAATACTATTAGCAATTATACTACAATCTTCAAGCCCTTCTTCATTAACAATCATCCTATCGTCATTACTTATCTTAACATTCTTAGCAGCAACTAAAGAATAAGGAACACAATCTCCAGGATGTTTATTAAGACTAAGTTTCTTTTGTATATTCATAATTATTTAGGAAAAGTAAAGTTATAAAAGAACTCATTCCAACCACTATCATCATCACTTTGTTCATCTAATAAAATACTAGTCTTAATATCTTTTTTCATACTTTCCCACAAATAGAAAGGATTAGTACCATATTGACTAGCAGAAAGATTAAATACAGGATGTTTATATCCCCTCATAAGCATACGAGCCATACAATAATAAGCAAGACCTTGAATTAATTTACCATTAGCAGGTATCACAGGAACTTCACAATGATAATTATCACTATATTGAGTTTCAATATCTTTATAAACAATAGTTATACAAGTATCATTAAAATTAAGTTCGATAGTATTACCATCTACTAGAACATAATTATGACTTGACTTATAATATCCTCCACGGGGGATATAACAATGAGAATGAACTTCATGCTGACATCTTGGACATTCAGTATTGTTATGAAGAGAATAAACTACAGGATTACATCCTACTTTGCCAGTATCAATAACTTCTCTAGTTCTAGAACCGTTTGGGCAACAATCAGCAGGCATACCAAGATAATCTTTATTAGTAGCACGTTCCGGACTTTCGTCCTCCACTCCACCCCCCGTAGAGGATGGAATTGAATTATTATCACTACAATTATATCTACTATTATCAGCTCTAGGTACTTCACAACCGTTACTATCATAAACTTTAAGACCGTCATCAATAAGACAACATTTACTTTTAGCTATCTTATTAGTGACGGTTAATTTAATTTTCTTATCTACTTTACGAAGAACTTTAAGTTCATTCATAGCATCAACACACCAAGCAGCAACTCTAGGAATCCAATCACTATTACTAGGATTGAAATCGTTGTCTATTTTTGCTATTATGTGCTCCACGTTCATACTTTTGTTGTTCGACATTTCTAATATATTTAAATGTAGCACTAGGGTCACGTTCAAGATAAACAAGAAGTTTACTTCTTAGTCCTAGTTTAAGTTTAAAAATATCATCTACTGTTTTACATTCAGAATTAAGTTGTTTAGCATCTTTACCTCTAAGTTCTATATTAATATAATTAGCATATTTAAATTTAATAGCACTATAACTATGAGTTCCATTATTAATTAATTGTATTTCATAAAATTCTTTATTAGTTTTATAAACTACATAAGGAATACCATCATATTTAATACCACGAATTTTATATATTTCTGCTTCTTCTTTATTATAAGGTTTAAGACCAGCATCAATAATTTCTTGTTTCTTAATTCTAGTAGCATTCCAATCAACATAAGTATCTCTAGGTTTATCTCTATATCTCCAGAAATTAATAGTTAAATCACCAATTTCATATTTAAAATGATAAGCATAACCTTCAAGAACACATTTATGAACACCATAATTATAGTATGTATGAATATACTTTCTATAATCAGAATAACTTAATTCAGAACGTCTTGTAGCAAGTTTAAGAGCAGTAATATAATCTTTCGCTTTTTTAGCTAAATCACAATAACACAAAAGTTGGAGAAGAACAATTCGTCTTTCTCCAACTGTATAACTAAGAGCATTATTAACTACTCGTTCTAATTTATCAATAAGTTCTATATCATCAATAAGAAATTGAAATCCGTAATCATTAAGATTAATATTTAAATCATCTTTAATAACTTGATTCTTACTTTTTATATAAGTTCTACAATCTTCTTTCATCTTATTTGTAAGTTCAAGTTCTTTATTATATTTTGCTATATCGTCATTAGAAGCTTCAATAAACTTTTTATAATAATGACTAATATCTATATCTTTAATCATAATTTATCTAGTTACAAAATTATCAATAGGAGTTTCATTTGTTTGACGAGGAACTTCAATAAGATTACGTTTAAATACAATCTCTTTAAGAGCTCCAATCATATCTTCAGGAATAAGAAATTCATCATCATCGTATTTAGCTTCATCATCAATAGGGTCATAATTTATATCTTTAGCTTTTTCAACAGTTTCGGTAGGAACAAGATAAGGAATTTCAAATGGAGATTCAATAATAATAGAACCTATATTTTGAAACCAATCTTTATTATTACTAAAGAAATAAATATAACCGTTAATATAATCATAAACAGGAAGATTACACATACCTGCAAGATAATGATAAAACTTAGCACTAGCTTCTTTTGCAAATGGTATTTCTATTCCAGTATGTCCGGTAGTTCTAATTGATTGGAAAGGTAAGTTATTAATAAGTCTAACTGGCTTTGGAACTTCTTGTTTAGTACGTTTAATTGCAGGAAGCCCAAGAGTTTGACTATTATATAAATCACCATCAGGAACATTAATGATAGAAACACGAATACGTTGTTGCAAACCTTTATCAACATATTTATGATTTTCATAACTTTTACGAATTAGTTCATTACGACCATGAAGAATAGCATATCGAAGATTACGTCTAAGAGGAATACTATTAGGATTGCCAACAGCATGAGCAAATTCACTAATTAATTGATTAAGACTAGCCATATTAAGATTGACTTGCATTTTCTAATTGATGAACTCTTTGTTCAAGTTCGTTAATCTTATTAGAATATGTTTCAACTTTAGTTTTAAGTTCATTAACTGTTTCAGCTAATTCGTTATGTTTTTGTGTTATAACTTTAACATCTTGTTCAAGCTCAGTATTATTAGTATAATCTATAATAGAATTAAACAATTTAATTAGAAGTTCTCTATCTTTATTAGATATATCACTATTTAAACAACATATAGTTCTAATAACATCATCTTTAAGTTTATCTTTAGTCATAATATATTATGTTTTAAGTTTATTATATTTAATGCTATAATAAACTGTTGCAGGAGTAGTATCGAGAAATACAAAAACAGAAAACAAATTAATTAACCAACTACTCCTAGCAACAGTTCCACGTGGACTTATTTAATCAAGTTTAACTGTAGTAAAGAAGCCGACAGAAGCACTAGAATCCGACCGAACCCAATGAGAATAAAAGTAACCAGAGCCAGCCCCAGAACCGTAATTAGCGTGACCGCCAACCAGCAGCACACGAACAGATTTATCTGTATCTTGCCCGTTATTACCACGAATATAATTATAATCAAATTTCTTATTAGTTCCAACTAGATTAGGAACAAAATAAGGACCTCTTTGTAAATCAAATTCTGTAATATAATTATTAGTATTAGCTTGATAACCAATAAAATAACATTTTTCATCAACATTATCTACTGTAACATCAGCATGAGCAACACCTTTTTTAAGAAGATATACAGAATTATAATCAGTATCTTTGTTGATAATAACTACATCTCTAACAAATGACCATATATCTCCAAATAAATGAATACCATGATAAAAAACAGGATAAGTAGAAAAATTACTTCCATCATCATTATATGCTGATAATTCATAATGGTCGCCATTTGTATTACCATTACCTATATTATGTTCAGCACTCCAATAAGTTTGAACTATAGGATTGTTACCATTAAATCTTGACCATCTATTCCATTCTAAATTAGTAACACCAGCACCAAGTCCACCTTGTTTAAAACCTTCACTAGTTAAATTAATATTAAGTGCAGCTTGATTATCAAAATTAGCATACTCAATATAACAAAGAGCTTGTATAGCACAATATTCAAGATAATCAATCATTGTAATCCAATCTCCACGATTAGCACATAATTGAATAGCAGTAGTATAACTAATACCAGTTCTAGGTCTACCTTGCAATTTATCTGCTGCAATAGAAGAAGATTTATTACCACCTAAGTATTCAGCATTATTTTCTTTTATACAAGCACTAAATACCTCTTCTGTACTGCCATTCATTCTTGTCATAGTTTTAGTATGACTTATAATAAAAGGATGAACTCGAATAAACGTACCATCAATATTAAAATCACTTATCCAAAGTTGATATTTAGTACCAGTATCTTTAACACATATATAAAATTGAGGAACATTTACCCCAACATCGCCATCACTTCCATCAAGAGGAGGAACAAAACCATTTTCAAGAGGTTTAGCCCAACCCGTAGGATTAAGGAAATAACTGATTTTCTTTTCATTATAGACACAACCTTTAAGTCTATTTTGGATAGGAAGTTCTCTATGAAATTTAGCATTACCAATTCTAATTACATCATTATCATTTTTAGTCCATTCTATACCATAAGCAGCATTTTCAAAAGTAGGAATAAATGCAGAAGAACCCCAAGTAGGATTACCATCTTCATTAATATAAAGACTATCTCCTTTAGATGCACCTTCTAAATTAGGTAAATGTTTAAGTCCTTCTGCAAGTTCATTTAGTATATGCTTGTTAAATCTTAACAAGCCATTATACATCTCTACTAAATTAAAGTTCATATTAAGCTTGTTCTAGAGCATTAACTCGACTATCAAGAGAATTAATATTACTAGTATTTCGATTAACTTGAGTTACAAGTCCTTGAAGAGCAGTAATTATAGCATCGTTTTTAGTATCATTACTAGCTTTCATAGCATTAATCGCAGCAACTATATCTGTATTTGCTTTATTAATAGTAGAATTAACAGTATCAAGTTTATTACCAATAGTAGTTTTCATACTATCAACAGCAGCTTTAATACTATCTAATTTAGCATCAACTTTATCAAAACGACTATTAAGAAGAGTTTGAGTTTCATCTGATTCACTTTTATGTTGATTTTCAAACTCATTAAATTCAGCTTTAATCATTTCATGTAATTCAGTAATCTTTTGACTAATCTCATCAAGATTAACTATAACATTATTTTCTCCAAGCTCATCATGTTCTTTATTACCAGAAATACTAAGTTTAAGATTATTAATAAGTTTATTAATAGCATCTAACTTATAATTAACTCTTTTATCATCTTCCATATCTTTAAAATTTAGTTTGTTACAAATATAAATTATATTATTAATAATAAGCGATTTACCTATATTATTAACATTTTTTAATTAAGCACTCTTAGAAGTATTAATACTTAGATATTTAGTCCAACTATAATGTTTACGATTATCTATATAATCAATGTTATCATCATTATTATGTGCTTCTTCTTCAAAACTTATATCTTTATAAGCATCGTGTTGTTTAACATGAAAACATCTTATAATAAGATATTCTATTCCATACCATAAATAGAAGAATATGTATAACATCTCTTTCATTTGTTCTGTATGAATAGCTTCATGATTAAGTTCTTTTTTACTTAATTCTCCTTTAGTAAATACAATACCAAAAATATTAATAGCTTTATATCCACCAAAAGGAAAATGTTTAGTCTTAATAACTCTCATAGCTTTATTATTTATAGATTTCACATTGTAAATATTTATGTACAGTCATAGAGGCTATTTCTAGCCTCATAGACAGACTTTTATCAAATCGTGTATAGTTAATCATCTAGGCTCACAAACAGCTAAATTCGACAAGCTATACTCCCCGTAGAGGATGTGATAGGCTAGAATCAGCTTTGTAATCTAGCTAATAACTACTCACATTATATTAACCAATAGTATTATCTATATCTTTATATCCAACACCGAACTTCTTTAGAATAGGACTAACAACCCAACTCCAAAACACAGGAGCAAGTACAGCACTATTAACAAGCATAATAGTATTATCATATCCAGATGCAATATAAATCATAGCCATAGTAAAAATACTTATAATTAATATACATCTTTTCTGCCAAGTAGGAACTTTATTATCGCCGTTAAAGTAATCAATAACTTTAATAACAATATAAGTTAGAACATTAACAATGAACATAAATCCAAAGTCAAAATTATTAAGAATACCACTTACAATTACATCAATAAATTTGTCCATATTAAAATTAGATAAATAAAAAAGGGAACTATCCGAAGATAATTCCCTTTTACAGTTACACAATAATGATTAGTTATTCATGTGAAAATATTCCCACACTTTATCACCATCAAAATCAACATCTTTAAACCAAAATGTAATAGCACTTTCAAACACTTTATTGTCTATATTACCACCAAACCAACTATCGAATAATTTACAATAATCGTGATATTGAGCATTAATTGCAACATAAACATCACAAGGTTCAACATCATCAGGTAATACTTCTTTATAGCGTTCACAAATTTCATGAGCTTTATTCATATCATATTTTTCACCAACATATTTCTTGTTGTCTTTAACATGATACATTTGTTCTACAACTTCTTTAGCTTCATATTCATTAAAATGATAGCCATCGTCATTATATCCACCGCTCATAAGCATAGTTAAAATCTTTTCTTCTCGGTCATTTTTATTAGCAGAGCGACCATAAGTATCGTAAGTATCATAGCCAATACGATTTCTCATGCCACCTCTACCACCACGACCACCTCGTCCTCCACGTGCATCAAGAAATTCACGAAATTCATCAAGAATATTTTGATTACCGCCACGACGATTACCAACATGGTAAGGTTGAATGTAAGGCATTTCTCTCATAATATTACTTTGTTTTTAAACTGATTAATGATTCTTTTAAAACTTCTAAATCAGTTTGATTAAGAGCAACAATTTTATTCACATAAGGAACTTCAAGAGATATAATACCTTTAGAAATATTACCGCCACCAATAAAAGGTATATCAAAATTAAAATTATCAATATTATTAATAATTTCCATTTCTTCATCAAATATACCTTCAATATCAATCATACCATCTTTATCTGCAATAGGTTTTAAGAACTTATCAAAACTATTAATATTATTAGTAATCGCTCTTTTAGCTAAAGGAATTAAAAGTCTTATAGCTGGAGAACTTTCACCCATAGATACTAATTGTTTAATAATATAATCTTTAATAACCTCTTTAACATTACCAATTTCAACCATAATATTACTTCTTTAAAAATTCTTCATAAGTTAAATTAGGATTAGTTTTACTAGCTTCTTTAAAAGCTTTAAACAATTCCATTTCTTTGTTAGTAACTTCAACAATTTTACTTTTAAGTAACTTAACAAGCTTAAGTTGTTCTTCAAGTAAATGTTTACCATCTTCACTAGCTTCAATTTTTCCTTTAACTAAATTAAGAACTTCTGCTTGAACCATACTTTGTAAAGCATTATAGTTATTTACATAATCTTGGTTACTAAGAAGCATATTTTGTTGTTCTTGTGTAAGTGGTGCAATTTCAGCATCAATAGCATCCCAAATTCCTTGAGTTGGAACTTGCTGATTTTGAGTTGTACCATTATTTGCATTAGGAATAGCATTACGACGATAAGCTTCATTAATTGCTTGTTTTTGACTTTGAAGAAAAGCAATTTGTTCATCAATGCTATTAGTCATTTTTTCACTAGGGTATAGCAAAGGGTCACTACCGCCTAGTATAAATTGATTAACAGGTATCATATCTCTTTCAATTTAATGTTCTTAATCAAACTTAGTAATATTACTGAGCCGGAGTTCCGCTAGCAGGTTGAGTAAAACCACATGGCAAACATCCATAAGCATTACGCCCAACTAGACCTGTAACAGTAGGTTCATTTGGAAGAGTAACTACACCATAGATAACATTACAAGTCTTTCTATCAGTATAGTTGATACCAGCCGTAAACATCTTTTCCATTTCGCATTGGATAAGTTTATCTTGATAAGGACGAATAGCTTTAGTAACAGCCAATTCAGCTTTCAAATCAGATAACTCTTTACGGATATCATCATCAGCATCACGAGTATATTTGTAAAGATTAAAATGGTCAGTGTTATTTTTCTCAATAAGAGCATCAGTACGATTACGTCCATCAATATAAACACCAAACAATTCACTATTCAATCGTTCTCTATCTTCAAAACGTTGATTCTGTTGAGTCAAAGCCCATTGATAAAGACCACCTTGAAGAGCTAAAGTATCTTCACAAGATTTTTCCCATGCTTGAAAAGCAGTAGGAGCACCGCTTCCACTACCAGCAGTAGCACCAAGTACGTTAATATTAGTAGAGCCATCACCTAACATTCCACCACCAGCGCCACCTAAAATACTAGCACCAGCAGAACGACGATTACCAAACAAAGCCCAAGCACCAAGTGCAGTACCGATAATACCAAGAGTTAAACCTGCATTAGCCTTACCGTTTACATCACGACGATTACAACCGTCATAATTCATTCCAGCACCATTATAGCCCTCTGGAACAACTTTCACTTTTTCAATTACTTGCATAATAAATTAAGGTTTAAGTTAAAAAAATAGATTAATACTTGTAGTTTGAACTACATAATCTATAACACTTAAACCGTTATCTTTGTTTGGTAATTAACTTTCAATAGGACTATATATTGTCAATTCACCAATTTTGTTAAGTTTAGTATATTTTATTTCACCTATTGAAGTCTTACCATCATCAGCTTTACCACCTTGTGTACCAACATAACATTGAATAGTTTGTTGTCCTCTAAATTCAGAATTACCTGCAACAAAACCAAATCTAAATTTATAGCTATCAGTATAATTATCATTATAAACAGTATTATCTTCATTTAATAAAACTGTATGATATTCATAACTATAATTATCATCACTAGTTATATTAAGAGTTGGTTTATCAAGAGTTAAAGGAGTACCAGTTGTATTAACTTGATTATTCCAAACTTTATATTTATCATTAGGTTTATTTTCATACCAACAATAACCATTGCCATGAACAAGTCCACCACCATGACGAATTATTTTAATATCATCTAAACCAATAACTTTATCATTAACAGGATTAATTCTAAAATATTTTACTTCATTATTAGATTTAGCAACTCTTTTAATAACTTCACCATACCAACATTCTTTATAGCCACCATGTCCATCAGGCATATTAATAGTTCCATCAGCCAAAGGAAAAATAAACATTCCTCTATTATCAACATCAATTTCATTATTTCTTAATTGCCAAGCATGAACAATAACTCCACCTTTATAAGCAGTACATTCAACAGTAACATGACCTCTACTTAAACTTCCAAACCAATTAGCACAAAGATTCATTTTCATTATATCAGGCATTTTATCTTCAAGGTCAATCATAGACTCAATATTAAACATAACACATTCAGCACCTGAATCAGTATTATCACCACCCCAATATAGGTAAGGAATTTGACTTAAATTCCAAGACCAACCAACAGCTACATAGTTTAAACTATTAATAGGCGAATTAACATAATATGATTTAGTATCCAAATCTCGACCATCATCACTACCCCAAATGTATCTAAGTTGGACACTAGTAAAATCACTAAAATGAATAACAGAAGTAGGCCAAATATGATTAGCACCATCATAAATATGAGCAATATTAGTTTGACCTACTGTTCTCTTTCTAAGAGGTTGAGCAACTCCTCCTTGACGTCCAAGATTTAAACTCATTATTCATCAACAATATTATAAGTCATTCCAGCAACCGGGGTTATAGTTGCATATTCAGTAGAAGTACCTGTCCAAATAGGAAGACTTAATTTATTATTATTTGCACTAGGCATAGTCATATTAACTCCACATCCATCGTTAATAGCTTTTTGAATCTTATCAAGATTAACACTTTGAGTAATAGTTTGATTTATTTCTTCTTTAAAACTATTAAATGTATCATTAGTAACATATCTATTAAGTAAATTATTAACTTCTTCTTTATTATAAGTTTCACTTTTAGTATAGTAATTATCAAACATGTTATTAATTTCTTCTTTGGTATATCCTTCCATAGAAGAAGTATCACCCATTACTCTCCATTCAGTACCATTCCAATAACAAATCTTTCCATTACGATATTCAATCTGACCTTTAGCCCAATTACTACAAGTTACATTAGGAAGATATTCAGATTCTTCACCAACCATACCTGCAAGTTTACATTTATTTAAATTAATAGTACCATTCTCAATAATACCACCTTCAAATACAAGTTCACATCCACTAGGCATTGTAATAGTTTTACTATTTAAATCAAAAGCATAACGAATAATATAACGAGTATTTTCTTCGTTAACCATATCTTGAGTAAGAACAGATTTATAATGAAGATAAATATTATTCTTAACTTGAACTAAATTTTCTTCATTAAAATAATATTTAATAGTATCTACTGAATTAACATATATAATACCAAGTCTTGGACGTTCATCAGAAAGACAAGTATTATAAATATTATAATCTTCATTATTTCCATAGGCAACAGCACTTCGAGGTTGAACTCTATCAGTAGGTTCTATAATAGTCCATCTAGTATAATAATTATAAAATCCAACTCCATCATTAATAGTCTTAACTCTAAGAACAAATAATTTATGATATGTATCATAATAAATACCAGCAGTATTACCTAAATCTGTTCTAATAACTTCATATTTATCAGTATTAAGAATTATTTGACCATATTGTTCACAATAAGTATCGTCAAGAAAACCATCAAATAAAAGCTGTTCTGCATTACTAGCATCATCCTCCACGGGGAGTAAGACCTTGCGAACTATTTTATATCCTTTACCACTTTTATATTCAGGTTCATAAGGTCTATCTTTAAGACTAAGACGATTAACATTACAACAACCCGGACTTAATCTTATAGTAATATCTTCTTCATCAGGATAATTAATAATATTAACTTTACCATTTCCTGCAATCATTTGTTTAAGAGCTTCATTAAGCATATCCCAATCAATAGTTCCATCAGCAATTGGAATCTTAGCACCACTTTCTTCAAGATATTTTTCACTAAGAATTTTTGTCCAATTATCATCAGAAACCCAACTAGCTTCAACTCCAGCTTGAAGATTATTACCAATATAACTTTCAGTTACAGAAAGATTATGTTCAGCATCATAATAACTAATAGTAAGACTATTACGTCGAAGTATAGTAGGTACAGCTTTACGAGTATTAACCCTAGTTCCTTGATATGGAATCCATAGATGATTAAATCTAGAAAGAACAACAGTTAAATTATTGTTTGTATCTTTGTCAAGAATATTTTGAAGATAAGTAATAGGAAATACTTTATCATAATTATTTTGACTTAGCTTTTCATATAATTGTTTATCATTCATAGCTATATAATTAATTTGAATAATTTTAATAAGTAAATAAACAATATAGTTATCACTAACATTGTTATATTGAATAATATTTTCATCATGCTTCAACTAGAACTCTTATATTAAATACTATATTATTAGAAGTCATAGTAAATTGATATAGTATAGTAAAACCGGAAACAGTAGTATTAGAATTAACACCAATAATAGTGCCGTTATTACTTATACTAATACCACTAACTGTACTATAATTACTTAAACTACAGTTATATTTATCACCACTACCATCTTCATGTTCAAACCAAAATTGTAATTCACCAGAATAAAATGTACTAACATTAGTAGGAATATATACGTAAACACTAACAGGACTACTAATAATATTATTATAAGTTGTTTCTCCATCATATATAGTATCTACATTCATACTATTTATATAAACAGGTAATGCAACATTAGTAGTAGTAAACTTATTATTTTTGTATGCAAAAACGACCAACTACAGGACTACCTTGTTGAGTACCTCTAGTAGTATTATTTTGTGAACCTAGCCATCTCCATTTAACATACCATGTTCTACTACTAGTAGAAGAATTAGATAAAACTTGTATTCCAAAAGCTATCATATTATCACCTACTGTACTGTCATTACCAACTAGTACATCACAATTAACTTTACTAATAGTTACAATATCACTGGCAGTATAATATTTATAAGTAGTACCGCCACTTCCTTCTACTCCATTCCAAGTATATTTTTGAGTAGTATATATCTTATAATATACATATATTAATTCTCCTTTTGAAGATATATCCTTATCAATTTCACATACATTAGGATAAGTGGTACTATCAATACCGGTATCTGGACCAGTTCCATAATATGTAGTATGATATATTACATTTTGATAAACTAAACTACCAGCAGATTGAGTAATAGTAATATCTTTAGTAGCACTATCTATAGTAGCTCTAAATACCGAACTACGAGAATTAGTAGAAGTATTATTACCATAATTAACAGTTTTACTATTTAATGTTGCAGCTCCACTAACTTTACTTAATGTAGGAGTACCACTATCTTGTTCTGTATAAGTAGTTCCAGTACCATTCCATTGCCAAGTTCTACTTCTAGTAGCAGATGTAGATAATGTAGAATTACCTCCAGCAGCAGCAATATTAGTAGGACTAGCAGAAATATTTACTGACCATGCTCCCCAACTACTATAAACTTTACTACCTGCTCTTTGTTCAATATCACAAAAATTAATAGCATCATTATAATTTGCAGTAACTCTAGTTCTTCTAACACTTGTACTAGTATTATTATTATAACTTAAAGTACTACCACTTAAAGTTCCACCACCACTTCCTGCACTAAGATTTGGAGTAGCATTTTCTGTTTCAGTTCCACCTGAACCTGCAACTCCATTCCAAGTCCAAGTACGAGAACGAGAAGCACCATAATAAATAGTAACAGAACCGCCTGATGCTGCAACAGTATAACTACTAGCATTACAATATACAGACCAACTAGACCAACTTCCATACGATTTACTACCAGCAGATTGACTAATAGTAATATCTTTAGTAGTTGAATCAATAGTAGCACGAATAACAGTTGATTTACCACTTGTACTAGTATTATTTCCATAAGTAACTTTAGGACTAGTCCAATTACCACTTCCGCTAACTTTACTTAATGTTGGAGAACCATTTCCAGTTTCTGTACCACCAGAACCGGCAACACCATTCCATGTATAACTTCTAGTTCTACTAGCACTAGTTGATATAGTAGCTGTTCCACCTGTTGCTCCAATACTAGTTTTATCAGCACTAATATTAACAGTCCAAGCAGACCAACTTCCATAAACTTTAGCACCAGCAGATTGTGTTATAGTAATAGACTTAGAAACACTATTGCTAGTAGCAGTAATAGTTATACTACGACTATTTGTTGTAGTATTATTACTAGCAGTAACAGTTTTACCGCTTAAACTAAATCCACCAGCACTACCACTAAGTGTAGGTGTAGCAGTTTCTGTATCAGTATGTGTAGTACCAACTCCATTCCAAGTCCAAGTACGAGAACGACTAGCATTAGTAGTTATCGTAGATGAACCACCACTTGCAGCTATCGTTTGCGTGCTTGCCGAGATAGAAACAGTCCAAGCAGACCACGCTGAATACACTTTTGCGCCTGCCTGTTGCGTTATCGTAACCGTTTTGGACAATCCTACATAACTAGCTGTAAGTGTCGCTGAACGGGCTGAAACGCTCTCGTTTGATGTAAATTTTATTTGATTTCCACTAAGACTAGCACTACCACTAATACTAAGAGTAGGAGTAGCAGTTTCACTATAAACAGTATCAGTGTTATTCCATTTATAAGTTCTACGAGCAACATTAGCTGTAATAGTTCTAGTGCCACCTTTAGCTTCAACACTAGTTCCATCAGTTTGTAAATCTAATACCCAATCAGTATAAACTTTAGCACCAGCAGCTTGATTTAAAGCAGCACTAACTTCTTTAGTTTGATTATTTTCTAAAGTAAATACAACAGTTAAAGTACCATTTTTAGCATTAGTAGATTCATTATTAGGTATAGTTAATACATTATTACTTATACTACCTAAAGTAGTAGAACTAGTAAAGCTAGCAGTAAGATTAACAACAGTTTCAATCCAAGTTCCAGCATAAGTAGAACCCTTGGTTATACTCCCCGTGGAGGATGCATAGTCAGTTCTCTTATATCCACTTTTAACAGAACTAGTAGGAAGTTTTAAATCATAACTTCCACCAGTATTAGCTATACTACTATTAACTACTGTCAACGTACTAGTATCATATGTACTAGCTTTACTACCTTCAAATGTAACTGTATAACTATCTTTAGCTTCTGTATCATCAATTAATACAACTAACTTACCATTAGTTATAACTCCTTTTTCTATTCCATCAAATAAAACTTTAACTCCATCAGTAGGAAAAGTAACAGTATAAGAAATAAATCTTTGTTCCCACTCTAATTCTACATTATGAGTTATAGGTAAATAACCACTGTTACCACTAATAGTTTGAGATTTATAATGTTCAGCAGTAATATTAGCAGTATAATCAGTCTTAACAGGAATAGTAAATACAAATTTAGTATTATTTTCACTTATAACAGGAGTATAACCATTAATAGTAACAGTTCCGGAAACATTCAATTTAAAAGTAATAGTAATTTCAGTATTCTCTGGATAAACAAGTTTAGAACCTTGATATATTTCAAATACATCTATACTACCAAGTTTAATATCATGTATTCCAATATCTCCTTGATATATAGCCATAATTTAAGCATCTGATTTAACTATATAAGTAGTATTGGCATCTTTTTCTGCAATAGCAGCATATTGAGTAGCAGTTCCTATCCATATTTTAGGATTAACTATTGGCTCAACAGTAAGAGCAGATAATCTATAAAGAGTTTGGTCAACTATTTGAATAGTATTATAAACATAATTGCCATCATTACGTAAAGCCACATGATTTATTGTATTACTATTACTCCATTGTATAATTATAGTATCACCAGTATATCTAATATAAAATTTACCGTAGGTATTATTATAAAATACAGAATTAGGTTTACCGATAGCAGCGACAAATCCATCAAAATTAGTAAATGTAGTATTTATAGCATTTAATACTTCCGTAGGAGTACCATTATTAGTTAATAACATAATAATAGTATTAATATCATATGATTTAATAATTTGATTACTAATATTAAATAATTCAATAATAGTAATAGTTTTATTATTATCTTTCCATTCAAGTATTAATCGTTTAATAATATTATTTTCATATATTATAGATTCACAATAAATAGTATTAGTTTCATTCGATACACTAACAGCTTGACAAACATAAACTACATCTTTATATTTAATTTTGTTAACTGCTCCAGCATGAACTAAAATTTTAGCTTCTTCAAAATCTCTACTACTTATAAAAGTATTATCAGTAACTTCATATAATATAGCATCTATTGGAATAAAAGCACTAGGATTAGTACTTTTTTCATATAATTGTTGTTTTTCAGTTTGCATAACTTTATAAACTTTAAATGGTGGCACTTATTCAGTACCACCATGATTAATATTAAGTTGTTTTCTTTTTAATAACAAGTTCATAACCAGCAGGAATTAAAGCTTTAATAGCATCAGCAATAGCTTTATCAACTTCTAATTTAGTATAAGTATTTTCTACTGTTGGTACATTATCAAACTTATTATTAATTTCTTCTTTAGTATAAACATTATTACTAAGTTCAGTAATTCGATTAGGTAAAGTTTCATCAAGTTTAACTTTATCAGCAGCAGACATAACTCCAGCTAAAGTTTTTGTGGCAGCATTAATACTTTTAGCATAATTTCTACCATTATCATATTTATTAGTATTAGTATCTTTATTAATACCTGTTACTTCTATATTAACTTTAGAATCTGTATATGTAACATCATTTAATGAAGATAGAAGTTTTATATGTAAACTATTAACAATATCAGTAGTTTTCTTACCTTTACCGCCATCATAAGCAGTACCTGTAACTTCACCTAAAGCTAAAGTTTCAGATATAACTGAATATTTAGTTCCAGACCAACGATAAGTCTTACCGCTATAATCAGTACTTTCACTTATATCAACATAAATCTTACCTTTTTCAGGAGTATAATATATAGGAGCATCTTCTATATACTTTTCAGCAAAATGAGTTTCATCAACATAATATCCTTCAAGAACATCATCAACATAACTAGGTAATTGACTTGCTGGAACTTTACCATCTCCATCAAGACTAGCAATACCATTTGCTACACCACGTTTAGCTTCAATAGCTTCATTACAGAATTGAATAATCTTCTCTTTAATAATAGGATAATTATCTATATTACTAAGGATATGTTCAACTGTAGATTCAACCTTATTCTCAATAACAACTTTAAGGTTAGGATGATTATCAATATTATCAAAGATATTTTCTATATTACCTTTAATAACATTAAGTAGTTCAGTAAAGTTATTAATATGTTCAAATATATAAGTAACTCTAGCTTCTACTTTAGTTTCAATAAGATTCTTAAGAATAGGAAATCTATCAATATTATTGAAAATATAATCAACTCTACTATTTACAGCATTATTAATACAAGTAACAAGAGCAGGATAATTATTAATATTAGCGAATATATTCTTAACACAATTACAAACTAAATCAGAAAGAATACCAATGAGTTCAGGATAATTATTAATATTATTAAATATATAATCAACTCGTTCATTAATATTATTCTGAATAGCTTCCTGTAATTCCGGATATTGACCAATATTATTAAATATATCAACTACTTTGTTAACAGTATTAGTAATAATAAGATTCTTAATTGCAGGATAATTATCAATATTATTAAATATGTTGCCAATAGTAGTTTCTACATGAGCATTAATAGCATTAGTTATAAACTGATTAAGAGCAGGATAAGAAGAAATATTATTAAAGATAGATTCAGTCCATTGTTTAATATATTGATTAAATATCTCTTTAAGCTCAGGATATTCATTAATATTATTAAATATATCTCTAATAATAATAGGTAAACTTTCAACTGTACTATTCTTAATAATTTCAACTAGTTTAGGATAGTTATTAATATTATTAAACACATTAACAACAAATTCATTAATAAAACTAGTAATAATATCAAGAAAGTCTTTATAATCACCTATATTAGTAAATATCTCTTCAAGTGCTTCTGCTAAATCTTTAATAACAGTATCAAAAGACCATCCCTCCCAATTATCTGGATTAGTCCAAGCAGCATCACTAATATCATCACTATTATATCGTTGTGTCCAATTAATATTAATTGCATCACGATAAGTAATAATATATCCTTTACGACGATAAATTTTATCAAGTTTATTAACAGTATCAGCAAAAGTACCTTCCCAAGTTAAATAAACACTATTACAAGCAGCAAGTATTCTATCTAGTCTAGTACCAGTTTTACCATCAAATATAGCTTGAATAACAGTTAAAGGATATATATTATATCTAGTATCATTTTCTTCACAATACTTATCTAGTATATGAATTGGCATATTGCCTTCTTTATCACATTGAACTTTACTAGGGTCAAAAGATTGACAATTAGTACCAACAAAAACATTCTCTTCTTTAGACATAATTACCACGGATTAGAAACACGTTTAATATAATGTAAAGCAATAGTAGGCATAAGTTTATTAATAGCAAGATAATCATCTGTCCATCTATTACCACTTATTTGACTCCAAGTCATTTCACCATTATTACTAATATTTGGACCAGTCATATACCAATTAGTAGAACGATTAATACCAAAATTATCAAGCCTATTTCTATCAGTACCATAAGGATAACCATTTTTAACATCGCCATCTAAATCTCCTGATATAAATCGCCAGTTACTAGGCGTTATAATATGATTACTATTATCACCAGATTTAGATTTACCAACAGCAACAGCATGTTGATGAAGAGGTAAATCTGTGCCACCGATATAAAATGCATATGCATTTACATTACGACCAGGAGTAGCAGGGTCATATGTATCTTTAATATTTTCAAGAACAGTTTTCCAATCAAGATTTCCTTGTTTAGGATTATTATAAATATTAATACCATTAGGTATGTAACCCATAACAAAACGTCCTTGTGCAGCAGTATAAACTTCCCAACCAGCAGGAGGATTAGAATTATCCCAAAGCATAATAGAACCAATAGGAACAACAGCAGCAATCCAAGCTTGAATTTGACTAGCAGCAACTCCACCACCTTGTCCGCTTCCACCGCCTTGTCCAAATCCTTCTCCAACTAATTTATTTTTAATATCAGTATAGAGAGAATTAAAATCTACATCAAGTCTACTAGGTTTAGTTTCACTATCTGCAAATTTATTCATAACAAGATATTTACCTGTTCTAGCTTCACCAAGTTGAGTAACAGACATGACATTATGGGTGCCATCGCCGCCTGTTCCACCACCACCGCCAAGACCTGCAATAATATCATTAATTTCTTGCTTAGTATAATAATTATTAAGCATAGAATTAACAATATTTCTTACTTCTTCTTCGGTTAATCCACCTCCGCCAGAACCTCCACCGGCAGCATTAATAGTAATAGTACCATCATCATTTTCAACAAAAGTAATATTAGTACCCGGTTTAATCTTATTTTTAAACATTGATACATAATTACTTTCAAAATACTGTTTATACTCATTACTTATATTACCACCATCTTGTTCTATCCTATTAAGAATTTCTTCAATCTTATTATTAATATATTGTTCAAGATTGGTAATACTATTTTCAATATTACTATTTAAATCTCCAATCTTATTATAAATATCTTCAAATTTAGCATTATATTCAGTAATAAGATTATTAATTCTAATGTTAATATCAGTTATATCTTGTTGTAATTCAGATATTTGTTGGTCATGAATTTCAAGATGGTCATTAATCTTTTTAAGTTCTGCAAGAAGCCAAGCATAAAACTTTTCCATCTCTTCTCTTAACTTCTCTAAAAAAGCTTCAAATTCAGCACGAGTAAGATATACAGATAAATCAAAACCCATACTTACCCATTTTTCACCATCCCAAAACCAATAAAAATCATTAGTATAAGCTCCACCCCAACCAACAATTTCAACTTGTTTATTATCTTCACCTAAATCAAGAGGATGATAAAGTATTTGACCAACAGCCCAATTTCCATCAAGAGATATACTTTCTTTATCAAACATATCTTCTTGACGATAATTACTAAGAAGTCTACATTGATTTAATTCAATAGCACCATCATACAATCTACCACCTCTCCAAAGAATAATACTATTATCTGGAAGTTCAATAGTTTGTCCAGCTAAACAATAATCATATTGAAGTATATAAATAGTATTAGGCTCGTTAATCATATCTTGAGTAAGAGTATTAACACCACTAATCATATTCTTACGAAGATATTTACGAGCTTTTCCACTATAATCATTTGTATTATAGTCTTTATCTGCAAATTTAAGAAGATTATCAACAACTGTTAAATCTTCTTCATCAGCTGCATTAGTAATCTGTGAAGCGGTAAACATTTGTTTAACAGATTCACTAAGCATTTCAGGAGTAATCTGACCTTCAAGTATTTGAACAGCATTATCTTCAAAATACTGTTTAAGCACTTGCGCCATATAATTAACTACAACATTACGACGAAGATAATTATCTTGAATATTAATACCAAATTCATCAGCAACTGCACGTTCTGCAATTGCTCTTGGAAACATACCACTAAATGATTCTACAAATTTAGAACCAATTTCAGAGTCAGCTTCAAGATGCCATTTCTTTGCATTAGTAACAGGAGTTATTTCATCAAGAATATAGCTCTTTTTAGTTTCAATAACATAAACTTCACAACCTACTCCAATCTGTTCCCAAGTAAGAGCATCTCTATCTTCCATTGTAGATACTACAATTCTAGCAGCTTTAAGACCTCTTTGAACAACAGCAATAAGTTCTAGTATTTCTTTCTTGAAAGTTTCATAATCAATAACTAAATCTTCTCGAAGTTTAGCAATAGGCTGCCAATACTCTTCATTAGATAAAGGAATACCAGCAGGAACAGCTTTACGAGATATATAGCTAGCATAGAAACCGTCATGAACTATACATAGTCTTTCATAAGGTCTATCATTCCATTGACCATTACAAGTAAGACTAACTTTACCAAGTTCTTCTTCTATTGTTTTCATACGTTCTCTAGGTTTACTAAATTCATAGTGTAGACCCCCCGTAGAGGATGGAACACATTCACATTATTCATTATCATAATCAGCATCACTAAGACTATAAGTTTCATTATATTCTTTACCTTCTTCTTTCTTCTCCCAAAGTTTACCAGTTTCAGGGTCAACATAAAATTTAGGAGCATCTCCACAACTAACTATTGCATGAATTTTACCTTCTTCATCAACAGGAAGCGTAATAGAACCACTATACTGAACTTGTTCACTACCTTCATAAATAATATTAAGTTGACCTTTAATATATTTAAGAAGAGTTTCAGCAAGTTTATCTTGACCAAGTTGATATGCTGCCATAGCAGATTGAAACATATTCCAACAAGTAACAATATTTTTATTATTACCTTTACAAGTAGCAGAACAATCATTAAGCATATCAAGTCCATATTGTGCCATAAGAACTAATAGTTTATGATAAACACAAACATATTTGCTAGGAACAGTCATATAAACATATTGAGGACTAATCTCAACTTGTTCAGTTCCATCAGCTTTTACATAGACACCATTAACATAATTATCATCTATTTGTTCACTCATTCTAACATCAAGTTATTGTATGAATTAATAATTGATTTTTGTTGCTCATCAGAAAGCAATTCTAAGGCTTCTAGTGCTTGAATTAAAATTTGTCCTTGTGTTAGCTTGCACCAATTTTTTTCGTTCAATGGGAAGCCTAATTCTGCTATTCTCACCTGTTTTTCAGCCATGCTTGCGATACGCAATTGCATCTCTTTCGATAGCTGTTTTGGATTATTAATATAACCTCTTATCATAATACCATCTTATTTAAATGCCTTATTAATAATATAAGCAGTATAATCATTAACTCTAATATCAATACGTTTATTAAACGCAAGAATACGTTGATTAGAATCAAGATTTTTATTATAGACAATATTTATAATATCACCATAAATATCTTCTTTCCATTCTTCTTTCATATAATGACTAAGATAATCTTCATCACCACGATACATATTAAGTTTAGAATAAGCATCATAATAAACACTATTAACTAAATGTCTAGCGTTATATTCTATTTGGTCACGATTATTATCAACATTATTAGTAATAATAGTTGAAGCAACAAACTTTGCACATTCCGAAGCTGCATTAACCATAGTAATAGAAATAACAGCTTTAGATTTTTCTCTATCTTTTTCAATAATATCTCTAGTAACTATATTAAGAAGTTTGGCAATATCATCTAAAGGATTTCTTTTGTTATTATCAATTATCTTATTAATTATAAGATAAATAACAATAACAATACCGGGAATAAGACCTTGTTCAAAGGCATTTTGAATTAATTCCATTTTTATAGATACAAGAATAGGGACTATCAGTATCAACACTAATGCTAATACCAATAGCCCCTATTCGATTAATATTACCTAATATTTACCTAATCGAGTCGGGTAATAGGTTATGCTTTTTCTTCAGTAGCAATAGCTTTAAGGATAGTTTCAACAGTTGCAATAGCAGTAGCTCCAGTAGGAAACGCTATTTGTACAATCTGATGAACAACTTCATCTCTAGTTTTCATTTCACGTGGAACAGCAAAACGAAGCGTAAAGATAGTATATCCAGCATCTGCACTATCAGGTTGCTTCAAAGGATTAATAGGATATGCAGGATACAGTTCAGTATAAGTATCACGGTAAGTATATTCAATACCTGCATCAGCAGCAGCCTTATTAGCTAAATCAGTAATATAAGCAGCGTCACCGTAAGCAGGTAAACCGTGAGTTGTAACTGTAACAGCTATATCCATTAATTCATCAGCTCCAAGAATTTCATAATCAATACCTTTAGACTCAGCAGTTAGAGTGATTTTAGCATCAGAAACAGATGCTTTAATACCATGTCCAACAGTATTATTATTAATTTGGTTAGCTAATTTCTTTGCTACATCATTAGCAGTAGGATTAAGACCAGTATGAATGGTAGCAGTCCAACGATTACGTTCATTGAACTTTAATCCTTTTTTCACAATCATAATAGAATAATCAGAATAAGCATTTACATCTCCGATAGTAAGATTAGCAGAGAAAGTAGTAGCAGCTTGATAAACACCTTTAACAAAAGTAAGATGTTTCTTATAAGCAGGAAGAACTACAGGACCATTTGCTTCACGACCAAGATTAATGTAAAATTTGTCAGTAATCTTAGTACCGTCAGCGTCAATTGTTTCCTTGCCATTAGCAAGATAAGTAAAAGCAACCGCTCCAGCAGCAAGAGGTAAACTTGCTCCATAAGCGACATTGCCCGCTAACAAAAACTGTCGCATAACTAATTTAATTTAAAGTTTAACTTTGTTTATCAGCTCCATTAGAAGTAGCACCAATACTAGCAAGATAAATCTGTACTGCACGCATAACTATTTCCATATGTAAATAAGGAGGTAAATCACAATTAACCCAATCTTCTTCTCTATCTTCATCAAATTTAACTTTAGCAGGTTCTTTGATATAAAGATATTTAACTAATTGAGGTTTAACTGTATTATTACGTCCAGTATATATATTAACATTAATACCAGATTCATCACCAAATATAGTAACTATCGGAGCATCTTTCGCAGCACGATTACAGAAATCTCTTAACGTTTGACCTAAATCTTCAGCTTCAATAATTCTGCAATCATAAATTGTCTTGCCGTTATAACTAACTTGAAAGCCTGTATATAGCATTATTCCGTTGCTATCAATATTAATTTTATAAGGGTCAACTTCTGTTCCATTACCTGTAATATCTCCGCCGTTAACAGTACCCGCTGTGTATAAAGTTCTAAGAGCATTAACAGGACTAATAGAAGCATTTTGTCGAGCAACCTTATCATTATAAGGAACAGGTCCAACGTTTTCTACTATTACATTTCTAGCTTTTTCAATTATAGCAGCATTAAGACAAATATCTATATCTTCCATGAGAATAGCACGAACGGTCTGCATACCCATCTGTTGTGCCAGTTCTCTGAACGTCACGTGCATCTCCCCAATGTTCATAATCAAATGTTTTTAAGTTTATTTTTATAAGCACTAACAAGAGCACTATTAGCAGGATTCTTAAACCATACAACAGCTTCCTTAACATTAGCACCGATAAATTCACCATCAGGAGTAGTAATATTCTGATTATGAATTGCTCTGATAAATTCTCCACGAGAAACAAGAACCTCAATTAAAGACTTAATAGTAATATCTTTATCATTACAAAGTTTATTAAACTTAACAGGTTCGTTTGTACTAAATTTATCAAGATGCGATTGCTTATCAACCATATCCATAGACATGCCATTAGGAATATTAATATTGTTAGCAACACAGTATTGAATAAATACAGCATCAAACAAATCACTATTCGTGAGAAGTTTAACGTAGTTACTCTTAGCAGCATTAATTTCCTGACGATGTTTAGCAAGACGCTCAGCTTCTCTTTGGTCATCTTTAAAATAGAATCTAATAGATGGGTCAGAATTAATAAGAGCAATATCTTTAGCTACATCTTTATACAATAAACAATGGCGATAAATTAGATAATCATCAAGAACAACAGGATAACCATATTTATATTTTTCACTTTCAAGAAGATTAAGTTTAGTAATCTTAGACTCAAGAGCTTCTCGAAGTTCTTTAACTCCTTTACGGTCACTATTTAAATAGGCAGTTTCAATAGCTTCTTCTTCAGCTCTAAAACGAAGATAATCTCGTTTACGATTCCAAAAGAAAGAAATATCAAAAGTCTTACCTAATTCATCAACAGCAACACTAATGTTATTAAGATAAGCCTTAACCCTTGAAATAAAGTTTTCGTTATTAGGAGCAAGACCAATCAAAGCAGGAAAATAAGATTCAATCTCGCCTTTATTAGAAGAAAGAGTACGAGAACTACGAACACAACTACCAATTTTATCCATTCGTTTAGGTAATGTTTTATCATTAGCTCTACGATATAATGAATAATTAGTAACTAAATTAATAGTAATAGTTCGTTTTTCAGTATAAGGTTCATCAAGACTTTCATCTCTAAATCCTACTGTATTGTTAGGTCTATTATCATCTCCATCCTCTACGGGGGGTATAACCTGTTTAACTGTATTTTCATTAGAAGCAGCAGGAGCATTTTCTCCTGCTTTATTAGCTTCGCCTACTTTATTAAAATCCATATCTTAAATAGTTTCTTTTAAATGATTATAATACACATTTTAACAAGAACATCTTAGTAGTATTATCTACTTGCAAACCAATAGAGCCTTTAACTTCATAACGAGCCATATCAATTTCGGTAGCTGCATGATTAGTATTAGGCAATCCCCAGCAAGCAGGAATATCGGTCATACCTTCAATAACTTTAGCTTTATAAGCCTGTCCTTTTTGACGTACAATACGAACATTCTGATTACCTTTATAATTACTCATATCAATTAAAGCAGCTTGATGAGAAGTAATAGGCAAACCAGTAGTAGGATGAATCATACCATTTTGCTTAGCAGCTTCAGCATCAGTACCCTTATCGAAATAAGCATTATGTACAACTGTAATGATATAACCATCTGGAGTTTTATACTTATTAAAGTAACGTCCATAAGAAAGACCTTCTCCATTATCTTGAATCATCTTTTCACCAAGAGGAGTGATAAATCCGTTTTCTTTAGCATCAGTTCTAATAGCCATTTCAAAGTCACGAATAAATCCTTTACCACCCATAAGAACAACTTTCTTATCACCATCTTGAGTATCACGGTCAAGAACATCACCAATTGTACGTTCAAGTTTATTAAGTGTTAGAACTTCACCATAAGTATCATAGTTAGATTCACGACAAATTTCTAACATACCAGCAGTACGATAAATAGGTTTACCATTATCATGGTCTTTCAAAGGAATTGTACCATCAGGTAAACGATTATATTCAGCTTTCCATAACCGCTCTTCGTTCATTACTCTCATGTGCAAGTTGAACTGGCGCATTTCTTCATTAATCCAAAGATTGGAAGTACCACCATTATCGTTTTGGAATTGATATTGAGTAATAACATTAGCAAGATTACCAGCTATTTCTTTAGAATAACGATAAAACTCAAGTTGAGAAGTCATACCAGCAGGACCCATAGTATTACTTCTGTTACCTTTAGAATAAGATTCAGAAACAGTAGGAGCACTCATAGCCCAATACATACCTTTAGTCAACCATTGAGGGTCAACATAAGCATCAGGATTAGGAGAAGTAAGTTTCAAAAGATAACCATAACCATAAGCAGATTCTCCTAAATCTTTCTGAATACGAACTTGAGTAATACCATCAGGAGCAGTAAGACCATGTTGTTCAATAAACCAGTGAGTAGAGAAATGAACTTCAAATTCAGAACCATTAAGACCAGGTTTAGTAACAGCAGTATTAAAATAAGTTACAAAGTCAGTAAACTTCATACGGCCCATAGTCTTCCAAGTCCACTGTACAGTAGCAATATCTTTAATACCTCGGCTACCTTGCCCTTCAGTAATAAAACTTAAAGGAAAACGGTCGCTATCCATACCATAATTATAAGTCAGAAAACTATTAATTTCTTCTGGCTTCTGTAATTGAAGATAAGCAATTGATTCTTCATTAGAATAACCTCTATCTTCATAACGAGTTTGTCCAATAACACGTAATGTTTTCATCTACAAATTTACTATTAAATTAATAACCAAAACGTTCATCTTTTAGAACGTCATTTTTACTATCAGGTTTAGTTATTTTAATAGCTCCTCTTGTAGATTTACGTTGACTTGCAGTAAGTTTCAACTTTTTAGCTTCTTTATCAGAAACAGCCATTTCTATCAAACTATCATAACCTTTACCTGTATATTTAAGCCAAGCTTTAAGCAGTTCTTCATCGCGTCTTTCAGCAGGAGATAACTTCATTAAATCATTTTCATAACGAGAAAGTCCTTTATCATCAACTTGATAAACATAATTAAAGAAATCTTCTGGAGTTGTAGAAATTTGTTTTCCATTACGTTCAATAATAACAGTTTCAGGAATACGATAACCGGCAATTTGTCGTTTATCAATACATTCTTTAACACCATTCCAAAATTCTACAAGTTGTTTTTCTTCTTCTGCTTTAACTCGTAAAGCCTCTTTAGCATTAGCTTCACGTACATCGTTATCAGCTTTCTGAAGAGCTTCAAGTTCTTCTTTAGCAACATTGAAAAGTTCATTACTATCTTTCAAATATTGAATATACTTATCAACATTACCACGACGATTAAATTCCTTAAACGCTTCACGAACAATAGCTTCTTGTTGGCTCACATTATTTTCATCGATTTCAATACCGCTTCTATCTCTAAGTTCACCAAAGCCTTCAAATGAATTACCATTTGCAACATAATAATTAAGAAAATCACTAACAACAGGATAATCTTCAAATAATTTATTAACTCCAGCTTTAGCAAATTCATCACGTTTTAAATCAAGAACGGATTGAACATAACTTGCAACTCCTTGAGGAGTATTATCAAAAGTAACTGGTTTGCCATCTTCTGAAGTAACAGAAACACCTACAAGTTCTTGAATTGATTTAACATCAATTTTATCTTCATTACTAGTATCTTCTACTTCAAATTCTTTAAGATAAGCAGCAACTTCATTTTTAGCTTTAAAGATATTACCTTTATCGTCAATAAGATTACCGTCTTTATCAACAGTATATTTATTATCTCCATCTTCAATAACAGTACCTTCTTCTAAATCATGCTCATTAGCATTAACATCATCAGGATTTTTAGTATCCTTGGTTTGACCCCCCGTAGAGGATGAAGTTTGTTTATCTTTATTAGCATCACCATTATTGCCATCTCCATTACCATTTCCGGTAATATCTTCAACAGCATTACCATTAGCATCTAACTGTCCTGTTTTACCTGTATCAAGGTCAGTAACGTCGTCAGTAGGTTTTACATCAACATTAGATGTTTCACCGTTAAAACCAAAACTATCAAAACTAGGCATAATTCTTTGTTTTTAATTAATTACTATATCACAAATATAAATCTTATTAATAATATGAGTTTTACTTATATTGTTAAAATGTGTTCACCATTAAGATGATTTCTAATGTATTTTACTATTGCTAATCGTACCTATTTAGGTCTAATAAATACTGCTGTCGCTTTCAGACAAGCCCTACAATAATCAAATTTTATTGAGATGATTAATCTATCACGGAATAGATAAAATGCTTAGAATGAGCTAGAAATCGTTTATATGATGTAAATAAAAAAGAAAATGGGCTGAACCTACTTTCACAAGCAAGTCCAGCCCTATTATGAACAAAATTTAGAATTACAGTCAACTATTTACTTTTAACATCATAACTATTTTTATTCGTCTTTGCAATCTTTACTTTATCATTACTTTCTTTGACTTTTACAGCTAATTCTTTTTCTTTAAGACTAGCTTCAACAGCAGTCTTTTGAGCATCTAATCCAAGTTTAGTACGTTCAATATTAAGTCTAGCATTTTCCATACGTTCTTCGGCTTGATTCTTTTCAGATTCACTAAGACCATTATCAAAACTCATGATATTAGCGTTAGCTTTCATAGCTTCTATTTGTCCATCAAGATACTTTTCAATTCTAATAGTTTCTCTATCTTGTTCAGCTTTTCTATCAATTTTAGCAAGTTCAAATTGTTGACGAAGTTGTTCTGTTTGTTGAGAAACACGTTCAATATCGAGCTCATGCTCTCTTTGAATATTTTGATATTTATCAATAAGTTTACTAATTTGAGCAACATTATCTCCACGTATAGCAGCATTAGCCATATCCATATTACCGTTTTGAGCAGCACTAAATGCAAATTGTTTATATTGTTCAAGTTTCTCACGTTCTTTAACAGAAGTTTTACAAGTAACAATATAATTAGCAAAAATATGATTATTAACATCAAGATTTAAATATCTAATATCACCATCTTTAGTTTTATAAGAAGTATTAAGACCATCAATCCAAGCAAGTTTAGTATAATCCATTTCAGCTTGATAATCTCGTTCTCTCATTTTATCAAATATAAATTCGATAATAACAGAACCCATACTT